GAACATCTGAGGGCGGTGTCGGCATCCTCTCGAACCGACCGAGGCTCATGAAGGTCTGGCGCCTGGAGCTCGAGTGCGGCCACCGGGCGATCCGACACCGGACCGGTGACCGGACGGCTCCCCGCCGCGTCCGCTGTGACCTGTGCTCGCCGAGGCCGACATGACCCAGGCGGACTGGATCACCGCCTGGGAGCTCGGCGACGCCCGAAAGATCCGCCACGCGGTGGTCCGCTGGCCTGGCCCGGGTGTCGTCCCCGTCCAACGTCTCTCGATCTGCGAGATGATCGTCGTCGCTCGGCCGAGCTTGCCGTTCGACGTCGAGGACTCGCTCGCCTGCCTCCGCTGTCGCTGGCGGGTCCGCCTAGCGCAGCGGCTTTTCGGCCCCCACTGACGAGTTGACGAGAGAGGAGCTCCGATGGTCAACCCAAGGCATGAGTGGCTGATCGCCAATGGACCGGCCGACACGATCCGGCTCGGTCTGACCGAGCACGGCGATCTCGTCGTGCAACGAACGGACGTGCTCGGAAACCTCTACTGGCGCGAGCCGACAGATCGAGATCACGGGCGACTCGAGGACCTGGGAGGCGCCTCGACATTCATCGGCCGGGAGCTCGTGAGGATCATCACCCGAATCACCCAGGCGATCGAAGCCTCGGGTGAGCTCGAGGTCGGCTGGGAGGAGTTCACCTGCATCCTCGGGGACGGCCTGTCTCCAGCAAAGCCGTCCGCCGCTTCTGAGGATCTCGACGCTGCCGTCCCGCTGCCGCCGGAGGAGCTGTGACGAATCCGCTCATAGCCGTCGAGTTTGCGGTCCTCGCCGAGCACGACGGCCTCGCTCCCGCCTGGGATCTCGAGCACTGGCGACCACGCCCCGGCAGCCGCGGCTTCCTCCAAGCCCTGCTCAATGCGTTCGTGGTCCAGGTGCTCGCCCCTCGTCTTCTGAGGTTCCCGGAAACGAGGGTCAAGGAGTGGCTTCGCCGCCACTACGGCGAGTTCGTCGAGGCCTTGCTCGTGAGCACCCGTCCCTCCGACGGCGCCGTCCTGTTTCTCAGCCCGCGCTCCCTCGAGGTCCCCGCCGGCAGCTTCCCCTCGGTCGACGAGGTCGTCTCGACTTGCGCTCGAAGGTCCCGGACGGGATAATCCCGGCGGACGACCGCCCGTAGCTCAGCGGATAGAGCACTCGGTTCCGTACTGAGAGGTCCCTGGTTCGAATCCAGGCGGGTGGTCCACCCAACCGCCATGCCGGGCTTCACTTCCCCCTCGATCCTGTTCCTCTCGACCTGGGACAAGCCCGAACGGGACTATCTCTACCGGCTGTCGAAGAAGCTGCGCAAGTCGGGCTCCTACGATCGGATCGTCGAGCCTTGCGTCGGCGCCTTCGCGCTGCCGAAGGTCCACCTCGCCGCCGGCTGGTCGGCTGAGCAGATCGAGACCTCCGACGTCTGGTTGTTCAGCGCCGTCATAGGGTCGATCGTGTCGGGCACCGATCTCGAGGAGCTCGCGGTGGCGGTCGACGGAGCACCTCTTCCTCTGACCGGCGACCCTCTCGCGGACGGCGCAGAGATCCTCTACCAGCAGCTCCGTCTTCGGATGGAGCGCCGCTCTGGCACCGACTACTTCGGCGACATCGTCGAGGACCTCGGCCAGCGCAAGCCAGAGCACCTGGCGGTCCTGCGCTCGAAGCTCGACGCGAACCGCCTCGCCTTCACCGGCTGCCGGTTCCGCTCGTCGGATCCCTGGGGACACCTCGAGGCTGTCGCGGACGACCCGCGAACGATCGTCACCATGAACCCGCCGACGTACAAGGGGGCTTACGAGAAGTTCTTCGACACCGACGGTCGACTGACCTGGGCTGCGCCCTCGTACACGGTTTGGGACGGTGCCGTCGACCAGTACCGGCTCGCGGCGGCCGCGGCCGGCTGGAAAGCCCTGGTGCTCTGCCAGCAACAGGCGAAGAAAGGACACGCCGCGGCGAAGACCGTGGTCCACGCTCGGGACCTCTCCCGCGACGAGCTCGTGGTCATCTGGACGAACCGACCCGAGACGGTGCGCGGCCACGTAGGGCTCTCAGCCATCCCCCGCAAGCCGGTCGAGATGGAGCCCCTCGGCGTCCGCCAGATCTCGACGTCGAGCCACCCCGAAGCCGGCGAGGAGCTCGCCCTCGTCCGGATCAAGGGCAAGAACGCCGCCTACTACAAGGAGCTGTGGATCCACAAGCTCGACCCGCGCCCGGCCACCGCCGACGTCGCCGTTCTCCTCGACGGGGAGCTCGTCGGGCTTCTCGGCTACTCGGACCAGGCCATCCGCCAGCCCTTCCGCATGCGTGACGCCCTGATCCTGTTCTACTCGGTGGGCGCCCCGCACGATGCCCGGTTGACCCGCCTCGTGACGATGGTGGCCTGCACGCGGACCGCGGCCGAAGTCGCGATGGACCCCTGGGTGCTGGCCCTGACCCGACGTCTCGTCACGGTGGAGTATTCACCATATCCCGAAGCGAAGGGCCTCCGTGGCATCATGAAGCTCCAGGAGCGCACCCCCGACCCCCGCTTCGGACAGCGGCTGGTCTACGGTACTGACCTTCTCGATCGCTCCCTGGCCGAGACGCTCGAGGAGTGGAAACGGAGGGAGACGCAGTGGCGAAAGCATCGACAGCCGGCCGGGTGAAAAAGAAGACCGCGCCCTCGAAGCGCGCCAAGAAAGGGGCAGTGCCCCGCTCGAAACCCCCTGCCGCACCGTCCGCGGAGCTCCGCGAGCTCGACCTCGGCAACGGCTTCTGGCTCGTCCACGCGCCGCTCGGGGAGCTCCGGGAGTCGGACCTCAACGCCCACGTCATGCCGAAGGCGAAGTTCGAGCGTATGGTCGCCAACATCAAACAGCGGGGTGGCCTCGAGGGCGAGTTCCCGTATTGCGCGCAGCCCGCCGGCGACGGCCTGATCACGATCGTCTCGGGCCACCACCGCATCCGCGCGCTGCGCGCCGCCGGGATCCTCGAGGCCTGGGTGGTGGTCGACCGCGCTGAGATGACTCGCTCTGAGCTGATCGCCAAGCAGTTGGCCCACAACTTCCTGGTGGGCTACGACGACGAGGACCTGGTCCGGGAGCTTCTCGGACGGATCGACAACCCCGAGGACCTCATCGCGAGCGGCGCCGACGAGACGCTCCTGACCGCCCCGGAGGGGGACGGCGGAACGCTTCTGATGCCGCGGGCCGAGTTCTCGTGGAAGACGATCACCTTCACGTTCCTGCCTCACCAGCTCGAGGCGCTCGAGGAGCTTCTCGAAGCCCTCGACGGCCAGCAGGAGCTCGTGGTCGTCGCCCCGGTCGAGGCCTTCGAGGAGTTCGTCTCGGCCTGCGCTCAGTACGCCAGGGTCCGGAAGATCCTCTCGGGGGGCACGGCCGTCGCCAAGCTGACCGAAGTCGCTCTCGCAGAAGTCCGCGCGGCGGAGGACGGAAAGGACGACGGCTGATGGCGAAGCGACGCGGTCGACCGCCCAAGATCAGCCAGCAGAAGATCGACGAGATTCGGGCGCTCGTCGCCGGCGGCGCCTACATCGAAACGGCGGCCGCGTTCGCGGGAATCCACAAGGAGACCCTGTACGAGTGGCTCCGGACCGGCGCGAAGGCTCGTGACGCAAAGAAGGGAGTTCGGCTCACCAAGAAGCAACGGCTCTGCCGAGAATTTTCTGACGCCATGTTAAAAGCAGTCGCTCAAGCCGAACTGAAAGACATGAGCATCATCGGCACCGCAGCCGAGCAGGCCTGGCAGGCGGCCGCGTGGAGGCTCGAACGCCGCAACCGCAACCGCTACGGTCGCAACGTCATGGGCCAGGGTGCGGACGCGGAGGACGTGCTCCGCTCGACCGGCGTCATGTCGGCCGAGGGCTCGCGCGAGATGCCGGAGGCACTGGTCCTGCCGGTGGCTCTCCCGGCGGACGCCTACACGCAGCTCACCGAGGCGATGCGCCGGTCCGGGAGCTTGCCGGGCAGCGCCGGCGACGAGGCGGTCGACGAGGACCTCGCCGCGGCGCCGCCGGACGCCTGATGCTGTGCGGTTCGGGTACACCGATTTCCAGCGCCTGGTGCACGCGGTTCCGGAGCCCTGGAACCGCTTCCTGGGTGGCGGCCGCGGCGGGGGCAAGAGCGTAGGGCTCGCTCAGGGCATCGGCATCCGGGCCGAGCGCTACCAGCGGCGGGCCCGGATCCTCTACATCCGCAAGGGGCCGTACAAGTCGCTCTCGGACATCACCGAGGTCCTGCACAGCGTCTTCGACCAGTTCTGGGGCCCGAAGCGCCACAGCCTCAACCGGAGCTCGATGCAGTGGACGATCCCGACCGGGACCCACTTCGAGCTCGGCATCCAGCCGGACGGTGAGGAGGGACGCCGCTACTACGAGCAGACGTACCAGGGACGCAGCTTCACCGACATCTACGTCGACGAGGCTCAGCAGTTCATGAGCGCCCTGGTGATCGACCTCTTGAGCTCGAACCTCCGCGGCCCGATCCCCTCGAGGATGACCCTCGGGGCCAACCCGGGCGGCATCGGTCACCAGTGGCTCGCCCAGCGTCACGTCTTCGCCGGCGAGCCGTTCCGGCCCTACACGGTCGAGACGGAGGTCCTGCTCGCAGGGCAGGTCCGCAAGTTCGCGAAGACGTGGATCAACTGCCCGTCGACCTACCGGGACAACCCGTTCAACGGCCCCGACTACCTGACGACGCTCGCTCTGGCGGCCGGCAACGACCTCGAGCTCCTGCGGGCGTGGACGTCGGGGGACTGGAAGATCGCCCGTGGCGCCTACTTTGCGGCCGTCATCGACAACCCGCGCATCAAGTTCGAGTGGCCCGAGCCCGACGGATGGGGCTCCTGGTCACCCGCCGGCTGGAAGTTCTGGCTCTGCTACGACCACGGCTCGGCCTCGCCGGCGGCCTGCTACGTCATCGCGAAGAGCCCCGGCAGCCTCGGCCCGGACGGCCGGTTCTACCCCGCCGGGTCGCTGCTCGTCCTCGACGAGTGGGTCTGCCACCGCGAGGGAGATCTCGGGACGGCGTTCGGCTGGACGGTGCCGCAGGTCGCCGTCTACATCCACGGCCTCGCCCGCCGCTGGTCGATCCCGCCCGCGGGTCCAGCCGACGACGCCTGCTTCGCCCAGGAGGGCCACAAGAGGGGCTCGATCGCCGACGAGTACGCGGCCGAGGGCGTGCGCTGGCGCAAGGCCCGTAAGGGCTACCGGGCGCCGCGGATGCTCCAGATCAAGCGGATGCTCAAGGCCGCCGGCAACTTCGAGGAGCCCGGGCTCTACGTCTCGACCCGCTGCTGGTACTTCTGGCAGACGGTCCCCTTCCTGGTCCACGATCCCGTCGACCGCGAGGTCCCGCTCAAGTGCGACACGGACCACGGCCTCGACGCGGTGAGCTACGGCCTGCACGGCGACGAGGTCACCGCCGGCGTCCTCGAGCACGTCTCGTAGGCTCGCTGCCGCTTTTTCGTCACGATCCGAGGTGTCCAGAAGTACCCCACCAGGTGCCCCACAGGTGAGGCACCCTTGCGCTTGCCCGGGCCGGCGGGAGAGAATCCCCGAACCGAGGCCGGACGACAGAAGGGGGGACGATGGCTCGGAAGACCGAGGCCACGGTCGACACGCCCTCGGCCGAGTGGACGCTGATGGAACGCTACCGGCAGCTCCCCCGCGACCTTCGCGGTGGCGTGCTGAAGCTTCGCGAATGCGCTGACGAGCACCTCTGGCGCAGCCCGCGCGAGCGTGACCACGACTACCAGCGCCGGCTCAACGCCCTCCGGTTCGATCCGCTCTACTGGTCCGCCATGGAGCACCTGGGCGGCCAGCCGTTCACTCGGCAGCTCGAGTGGAGCGACGACGCTCCGGAGGTCCTCCAGCCCGCCGGGCCCTGGGCCAACGACGTCGATGGGTTCGACCGGGACCTCCGCCAGGTCATGCGGGCGAGCTGCATCACGTCGGTCGGCATGGGACTCATGTTCGTCCTCGTCACCTGGGATGCCGACGACGGTCGCCCCTACCTGGTGGAGATCCCTTCCGAGGACGTCCTCGACCCCTGGGAGGAAGGGGCGCCGGTCCGCATCCGCATGTCGATCGTCAACCGCGACGAAGCCAAGCCCTGGATCAAGTGGCACGAGGACCAGATCTGGGCGCTCTACGACGGTGAGCCGACCGCCGGCGGGCTCGACCGCTACGCGCGCTGGGAGGTCTATGAGCGCGAGAAGCCGAAGGACCCGAAGTCGCCGTTCCGCGAGGAACCGAAAGAAGAGCTCAGCGGGTACTTCTCGCCCCAGGAGTTCATCCCGCTGTTCCCGATCTACACGGGGACCGGCGTCTGCGGCGAGCGCCTGCCGTGGGTGTCGGTGCCCCCCCTCTACGACACGGCCGAGGCCAACCGCGTGCTGCTCAACAAGCAGTCGGACCTCGACTACGGCCTCCACATCGGCAACGTCCCCCAGCGCGCAGCGTCCGGCCTGACGGAGGACGAGGCCAAGAAGATCGACACGGTCAGCCACAAGGGACTGTGGTACATGACCGAGCCGCGGGGAAGGTTCTACTTCGTCGAGCACACCGGAGCCAGCTTCGAGATCTCGATGAAGGACCTCGAGCGTCTGACCCGGCAGATCGAGGTGGCGAGCCTCCAGCCGCTGGTCAGCGACGACAGCGGCGTCACGGCGACCGGGCGGATGATCGACCTCTCGCGGGCGACGACCACCGCGCAGGCATGGACCCTCGGCTGGCAAGACTCCTGGAACCAGGTCCTCCACGCGATGGCCCGCTACGCGCGGCTGCCGGATCGCTTCACGGTGGGGCTGTTCACCGCTTTCGGGCCCGCGCCCCAGGACCTCGAGCGGGCGAAGCTGATCCAGAAGGACTACCTCGAGGGCGACCTCGAGCCGGAGCTCTACTACCCGGAGATGAAGCGGCTGGGCGTCTACGGCGAGGCCTTCGACGCCGACCGCGCCGCGACGGCGGCCCGCAAGCGTCAGGACGAGGAGATGAAGCGGCTCCTCACGATGCCGGTTCCCGGTGGCGGCCGGGTGCCGACCGACGCGAAGGCCGACGAGGCTGAGGACCAGCCGGACCTCACCCAGGACGCAGCGTGATGGCGGTTCGGGTCCGCTTTCCCCGCCTCGAGCTGCAGCCGGACCGGCGCAACCACCGGCTCATCGAGAGCTGGTCCTACGAGTGGGATCACGGTGGCAAAACACGAGAGTTCCATGTGGCGGCCGGCTTCGTCACCGATCTCGGCAGCATCCCGCGGCCGCTGTGGGGCTTGATTGCTCCCGCCGAGTTGACGGAGGGCGCTCTGGCGCACGATCTCGTCTACCGCTACGCCGGGCGTGTCCCAGGGCGGTTCTTCCTGATCGAGGGCGAGCCCTGTTCGACACCCTGGACGCGCGAGGATGCAGATCGGCTCTTTGCTCGTCTCCTCCGCGAGAGCGGCGTCGTCCGGTGGAAGCGACGCTCCGCCTACCGTGCGGTCCGCTTGGCGGGCTGGCTGCCGTGGCGCCGTGCTGAACGACGGATCCTCGGACGACGTCGGTGACGCCCCGACCCCGGCAGACGGACTGCCAGCACGCGCCCGGCTTCCCCGACCACGAGACGGTCGTCTTCGTGGCTTGGGCTTGCGCTCCGGAGCTCTGCTCACACCTCGTCCGCCCCGACTGCCCGATCGAGGGGCCGCACCGAATCGACGAATGCGGTGCGTTCGATCCACCGAGGCTCGGGCGGTGACGGTACATCGGGTCGGCGGCTCCTGGCACGACCCGCCAACCGCTGCGAGCTCCTGCCCGCTCGATCCCCGTCCGACCGCGTCCGACAGCGGCGAGCGCTCGTCATGCCGACCGGCTGCGACGCCTCGAGGAAGAGATCCGGCTGCACGTCGAGCGGGCATGCGCGCTCGACTCCGAGATCCGGCGCCATCTCGAGGCGCCCTGCTGGGACCGTCTCGAGGCGCTGATGCGGCTGCCGCTGGTCGACGGCCGCGGCCTCTGTTAACCTCTGGACCGAAAGGAGGTCCAGCACCATGAACCCACCCGAGGACCCCGCCCAGATGGAAGCCGCAGCAGCCGCCCGGCCGAAGCCCCGCGTCGCCGGCGAGCTCGATCTCGACCCCCAGCGCAAACCGCTCGAGGCCCGCATCGCTACCATCGAGAAGATCCTCCTCGAAGACGCCTCTCCGGTGGTCGCCTTGCACGCCTCGAGGTCTCCACGCGCGGTCGTCGGCGACCCCGTGTGGGTCCGCGACCCCAACGAAGGCGCGGCGCCGCTCGCCGGCACGATCACGTTCGTTCACTACAACGACCTCATCAACGTCGCCGCGTGGGGCTACGAAGCGCAGGCTCACCCCCTGATCCACCTGACCTTCACCGCTGACCCGGCGAAGGTGGACGCCGCGCTTGCGGCGGGCCTGCCGGTCGCGAGCCCTCCGGGACAGCGGGAGACCCCCGAGGACGCGGACGGCGGCACCTCCAGCGGCTCCGAGCCTTCAAAGTAGGCTCTCATGTCCGCCTACCGAGAGCTCGCCCTTCTGCCAGAGGTCACCGCCACCGAGACGGGTGAAGGTGGGACCGTCGACACGATGGCCGGCGTGGGGACGATCGTCACCGGGTCGCTGGCCGTGCGCCTCTTTCTCGACGTCTCGGCCGCCTCCCCAGGCGATCGAACGCTCGACGTCGAGGTCTACGGTGTCGTCGGTGGCGTCGAACACCTGCTTCACGCCTTCGCGCAGCTCGCCGCCGACGAGACGGGCCAGCAGTCCGTCATCATCGACGCCTGCCCGGGCAACCTGAAGGTCCGCTACACGCTGCCCGCCGGCACCGGAGGCGACTTCACCTTCGCCGTCCACGCGATCCGCGGTTGACGACCAACGCCGACCGGCCCCTCGTCTTCGTGGTCGTCGACATGCAGTCGGAGTATCCGGCGGCTCGCGACCCGGCTCTGATCGCCGCCATCCAGAAGCGCGCGCAGGCCGTGGTCGACGCCGGCGGCCTGGTCCTCCACCTCCTCTATTGCTCGAGCGGCGCGTCGGTGGTCGACCTCCCCGAGGAAGCGGTAGAGCTTTACAAGGAACACGACGATGGCGGCACAGTCCTCGCCGCCTACTTCAAGGGCCGCGAGCTATGGCCGAGCCTCGTCCGGCTGGCCGGCGTCAACCTGAGCGCCTGCGTGTGGGCCACCGCCACGAGCCTGGCTCGATACTTCCGCGACGAGGAGATCCGCTCCCCGGTCGAGATCGTCGCCGATCTGTGCCGCGACAACACGTCGCTCCCGGTCACCGTCCTCGCGAGCTGGCCGCGGACGTGAGCGAGATCCGGGAGCTCCCCCGCCGCGCCGTGTCGGTGGGCGAGGAGATGGCCGCGAAGCTCGAGGCGATGGCCGCCCGGGCGCGGGCTGGCGAGATCACGTCTCTCGCGCTCGTCGTCGTGCGACCCGCTCACCGGATCGGCACGTTCTGGATCAACGACCCCGCCGAGGGCAACAGCCACGAGCTCGTCGCCGGCTGCAGCTACCTCCTCCACCGGCTCTGCGAGAGCAACGGCGAGTCCTCCTCTGAGGGCTGGATCGAGTGAGCGACGCCCCCACGGATCGAGCGCTCGCAGGCATCGCCACCCGAGAGCGCTGCCAGGTCTGTCACCAGATCCGTGGCCTCGGCTTCCACGTCCCGAACGAGGTCTGGGCAGCGGTCGTCCACCCCAGCCTTCGGGACTCGATCCTCTGCCTCCCTTGCTTCGCCGACCGGGCCGACGCCAAGCTGATCCCCTGGGAGCGGGGCCTGACGATCTACCCCGTCTCGCTCCACATGCACCTGTCGGACCTCGGTTGCCTGTCCGATCCGGCAGGTTGGCCCAGCCCGACATGAGGGCTCGCCGGCGTCGTGCTTCGACCGACAGCGTCCGGTGGCTGGTCCGCATGTTCGATGGTGAGCGCTGGGCCTGGTGCGTCCACGAGGACAAGGTGGCCGCCAGGGTGGGCGCCGGGCAAGTCCTTCGTCGCTTCGGTCGCCGGCGTGACCAGCGCGTTGCCGCCGTCTACGACCGGCTGCCCCCCGGCTACGACGTCCGCCGCGGCCAGATCGTCAACCGCGCCGGCCGGACCGCCGGCGATCCGATCCACGCCCGCCTCCACCGGACCTTCGCCGAGGTTCAGGCCCTCCCGGCGATGTTTCTGCCGGATGGCACCGTGAGGTTCTGAAGCCGCTAGACTCGCGGCCGTGACGCTCCACGACGACGTCCTGGCGCGGATCGCGGCGTTCTCGACCCGCTTGGCCGACCTCGACGACGCGCTCGTCGCCAGCATCCTCCCGATCCTCGAGGAGCTCGAGCGCGAGCTCGTCGAGCAGATCCGCCTGGCCGATCTCACGCCCGGCCGCCGCCGGACGCACCGCCTCGCCCGCGCCGAGCGCCTGCTCGAGCAGACCCGCGGCACGATCGCCGGCCGCTACGACGAGATCGGCAGACGCCTCGACGAGAGGCTCCAGGGCACCGCCCGGTTCTCGCTCGAGTTCACGCACGGGACGCTGAGGACGGCCGTGGGGCCGATCCTCAACCTGGTCAACGTCAACACCGTCGTCACGAGCCCCGAGCTCCTGGAGGCGCTCGCCGGCCAGACGCTCGTCTCGATGGGCGACGTCGCCGGCGCTGCACCGGTCCGAGACTGGCTCGCCGAGCAGCAGCGCAACCTCGTCGAGGCGTTCGCCAAGCAAATGCGCCAGGGCCTGCTCCGCGGCGAAGGCATCCCGGAGCTCACCCGCCGGATCGCCGGCGGCGGTGCGCACCAGGGGATCGGTCCCGTCTCGCGAGAGTGGGCCGAGGCCTTGGCTCGCACCGCGAACACGGCAGTCGGCGCGGCCGCCCGCGACGAGCTCTACGCGGCCAACGGCTCGGTCGTCCGCGGGATCTACCAGGTGACGACCCGTGACGAGCACACCACGATCGTCTGCCTCGCCTACGCGGGGAAGGGCTTCGTGCGCGGTGAGGACGGCTTGTACGAGCCTCTGGGGCACACCCTGCCGTACAACGGCGGCGTACCTCGACACGTCAACTGCCGCTCGATCGAGGCTCCGCTCGTTCGCTCGCTGGCCGAGCTGGGTATCGAGCCCTCCGAGGTTCCCGGGGAGTTCCGGGAGTACTTCGGGGTGGCTCCGCCGGCTGAGCAAGCTGGCGAAGCGATTCTCGAAGGCCGCAGCGAGACCTTCCAGGACCGCGTCCTGGGACCGACCCGCGCGAAGCTCTGGCGAGACGGGAAGCTCCGCCTCGAGGACCTCGTGACGCCGGAAGGCCGCGTCGTACCGATCGCCAACCTCTCCACTGCCAGCGCCGGCTGAACCCCCCCTCCTCGTGTCGAGACGCCGCCTCCAGCCCGTCGAGATCGAGGGCCTGCGTGCGATGCTGGCCCGCGGCGTCCGTCCTCGCCGGGTCGCTGAGGCGTACAAGGTGCCCCTCTCGACGGTCACCTACCACCGGCGCATCCTCGCCCGCGATCTCCGCGAACCGCGGTCGGAGGAACGCCCCACCGGCGTTCGCCGCCGCCCGCTCCGTGTCCCGGTACGCTGGATCGGCAAGGAAGGTCGAGCGATCGCGACGCTCCCGGACGGCTCGTCGCTCGAGGTTCGTCACCGCCGGAAGGACATCGCTCTCGCACTGCTGCGCCAGCGGGTCGAGGAGCGTATTTAGGCCCAGAGGCCCCTCCGCGCCCTGGCGGCGGGTGCTGCCGGCCGCGCGGGGCGGTCTTTTGTCTTGATAGGCCACGGACGCTCTAAATCGACAAAGAAAGTCGCGCTGCGGATCCGCTTCGCTCCCAATGGCTTGCAGCGACCCGCCCAGCGAGTGAGCGCTTCAACCACGCACAGTCGTCCGTTTTTCTGTTACGAATGGTGCCAACGAGCGTTTGACCTCTCCAAATGACACCGCCAACTTGACCGTAGGGTCATTTAAAGAGGACACCTGCCGCAGTACCGCCTATTTACGGGATTTTGAATCGTTAGACCGGAAGCGGACAAAGTCCGCCAGCAAGGGCTTTGAAGTGGTCAGGCTAATGAGATCGACGGATCCAAAAAACCGTAAATACCGATCGTCCTCATCAAATGACGTACCCTGGAGAGGACGTTTCAGATGTGGTCAACGGGCACTGAAACGCGAAAAGTCGTCGTAAGTCGCTGACACCAGGTGACTACGCCGGTGGCACGATCATTGCCCGGGGGTGACCCCTCCGCGTCTAAATCGGCCTCCCCGATTTGCGACACCCGTCTAAATAGGTCGCTCAGTCCTCGCTTCAACGTAGTTTGACCTATCGAAACCGCCTGACCCGCCACCGCTTACGGCTTGTTGAGACGATTTAGCTCGGGAGGCCCCTACCCTTCCCCGCCTCCGCCTTCCCCCCGGACCCCCCATCCACCTCCACCCCATCCATAGAGTTAGCGTCAGAGAACATCTACTACGTGAGGGTGTACAGGCGGGGTTAGACCCGGTGAGGAGTACTACCGGCGGGCGCGCGTAGCAACGCCCGTGCCGGACCCCGCTTGACCTCAACGGCCTGGATCTGTACGATCTCGAGGAACCCCACCCACACCCCTTCATCCCCCCCCTCACCGCACGGAGGCGACGATGACCGGATCTCGCAGGACCCTCACTCCCGAGGAGTTGACCGAGGCCGCGATGGCCTACGCCGCGGCGCAGACCGACGAGGAGCGGCTCCGATGGATCGCCGACTTCGGCGGCCGCCTGATCTCGACCGCGCTCCAGACCCAGCGCGATCTTCGCCGCTTCCAGCGCTCTCACCGAGCGCTGCAGAACGTCGGCACCGCCGGCGCGGCGTACCTACGGGAGATCTCCGAGGTCGTCGAGGAGGCACGCCGAGCGCACATACGAAACCCGAAGACCGGGATCGACGCTCCGACGCGGGTCAAGATCACGACGCTCGGCAAGGCCCGGGCTGGCGTCGTCCTCGGTCAGCTCGCGGTCGCCCAGGCCACGCTCGGGTGCGACGACGAGGAGGAGATCCGGGCCCAAGTCCTCGTGAACGTCAAGGAGTACCTGGGGGCCAACGCGACGGCCGCGAACATCGCCGAGATGGACACGTCGGTGCCGGAGGGTGTCAACTGATGGGCCGCGCGGCGAAGAACCGATCCGCCCGCCGGCGCCGGAAGCGAGCCGAGGCCCGGACGATCCGCGAGCGGCGAGAACGGCGTCGGCGGCGCCGCGAGGACGAAGCGACGCCGGGCGGGTTCGGGTCGGTCTTCGGCGAGGCGACCCCGGGTGAGGCCTGGCGCTCGTGGATGCGCAAGACGTTTCGTCGCCGGTGAGCCGTCGTCGCTACGGTGCGCGTCGTCGCCGATCGGCACTTGATCTCTACCGCAGCGGTCGCTCGCTCGAGCAGGTCGCCGTCGAGCTCGGCGTCTCGGTCTCCTGGGTCTACGGCATCGTGGCGAAGGGCGGGGAGATGCGCAACGTCTCGCCTTCGTGGTCCGCTGCACTGATCCCGCGGACCCTGGAGCTCTACCTCGAGCAGCGGCTGTCTTGTCGCGCGGTCGCCGAGCAGCTCGCTCGCGAGCTCGATGGCGACGGACCGAGCCACGAGTGGGTGGCGACTCGCCTTCGGGAGCGCGGCCTCCTCCGAGACAAGAGCGCGAGCCAGCGGGCCCGCCGCAAGGTCCAGGCCCGACGCGATTACACCGTCCTCGAGGAGGGCGCCCGAGGACTCTACCGCCAGGGTTTCGGAGTACCGGCGATCGCCAAGCGGCTCGACGTCTCCCGGCGCAGCGTCAAGCGCTGGACGGCCGACCTGCGCCGCGACCCTGCGACCGCCCAGCGAGCCAAGAAGTGGACCGCGCCGACCGAAGACGTTCGGCAGCGACTTCGGCGCCGGGCGCTCGTCGTCGAGCTGCGCCAGACCGGTGCGACGTACGCCGCGATCGTCGCCGCGACCGGGGTGAGCAAGCCGACCGTCTACCTCTACCTGCGCGCCGCCGGGCTCGTCCGGGCGCAGCCGAACCGGCGGCGCAAGCGCAGTCGCCCCTTGCCGGGCGCTCCCGACGAGCGTCGTGTAGGATCGTAGGTCACTCGGTCCCCGCCGCGGCGACCAGCCCGTCGCGGCTCGACCCGGTCGGTTCCGCTTCACCGGCCGCGGAGACGGGCCACGTCCGTAAGTCCTCGGCGGTTCCCAGATTTGAAGCGGCTGGGGCCGACCGAGGCAAATCAACGACGCCGCGAGAGTTGACCTGGCCGGGAAGTTCCATCCCGCGTAGCAGGGCACGTGCGTGGCCCGCCGACGGCGTCGTGCACCAGGCCGGCGCGGACTCTACCCGACCCCCCCCGCTTGACGCCGGCGCCGGCCATCGTGTAGAACCTTGTCCCGTGAGAAGCCTTCAGCTCCGATCGACCGGCCACCGGGGGTGGCAGCGCGGACGCGGGGCGTCCGTTCGGGGGATCGGTCCTGCTGGACGTGAACCGCGCTGTCCGGGGGACAGCTAGCGGCCGGGGGCCGGCCGCGAAGGAGAACGATGACGCTTCCGACCAAGTGGAAGACGAGAGACGAGGCTCCGGAGTGGGCTCGCGACGACCTCAAGGAGGTCAACGGCGAGTTCTATCTCGACGTGGCGGGCTACCGCCCGGCGGCCGAGTTCGACGACTTCCGGCAGAAGAACCTCGACTTGACCCGGAAGCTCGAGGAGCTCCAGCGTCAACGCGAGGGCGGACTGTCCCCTGAAGAGGCCGCGAAGAAAGAGGAGGAGATCGAGGAGCTGCGCCGCAAGCTCGAAGAGGGAGCCCACGGCGAGCGGGTCGAGGAGCTGATCGAGCAGCGGTTGGGCGAGATCGAGCTCGGCGACCGCAAGATCAAGGTGCTGCGCACCGACCTCCCCCACGTCAAGGCACAGCTGAAGGCGACCGGCGAGAAAGCGACGAAGCTGACCGACGAGACGACGGTCATGCGTCGTGAGCTCGAGACCGAGCGTCTCGAAGGCGGCACGCGGGCGGCGATGTCTCGGATCGGCGGGTTCAAGGAGCCCGCCCACGACGACGTCGTCCTCCACGTGCGCACCGTGGCTCGACTCGACGAGAAGTTCCAGCCCTACATCCCCGACCTCGAGCAGGACCCGGAGGGCAAGACCCCTCTCGTGGGCGAGGACGGCAAGCCGGTGCGGATCGAGGGCTACCTGCGCCAGATCCAGGAGAAGGGGACGAAGAGCGGCGTGTGGTTCGAGGACCCCTCGGGCCCGACCCGCCGCAACCTGCGACCGACCTCGACGACCGGCCAGGAACGTGGCAGCGCCACGGGCCAGCGCCGCATCGCCAAGGGACTGCGCAAGCAGAAGGGATCGCAGGCCGCCTCGTAGCGTCGCCGCGTGAGGCCCCTCGGGTTTCCTCGACAGGAGACCCGACGTGACGACCCAGACTCTCGCCGAGCTCGCCAAGTTCGTCCAGGACGACCTGGTGGGCGGGGTGGCCGAGGACATCATCACGGTCAACCCCATCTTCAACTTCCTGCCGTTCCAGGACTACTCGGGCGACGCGGTCACCGTCAACCGAGAGCTCGCCCTCGGCGACGCCGGGCTCTACGGCGTCTCCGACACGATCACCCACCGTACGCCCTCGCAGGCCCAGCCCGCGTCGTTCACCGCGACGAAGCTGATCGGCCAGGTCGACATGGACAACCTCGTCCAGGTCCAGGGGGAGTCCGACGGCGTCGACATGACGAGCCAGGAGATCTCGTCGAAGTCGAAGACCGTGGCCCGGCTCTTCCAGACCCAGATGGCCCAGGGCACGGGCGTCGCCCCCTCGATGCACTCGCTTCACTCGCTCGTCGACAGCGAGCAGTTCGCGACCGCCTCCGGCGTCGCGCGGGCGCTGTCGTTCGAGCTCATGGACGAGCTGCTCGACCTGGTGCTCGCCAAGGACGGCGAGGTCGACTTCATCATGGGCCACAGGGTGCTGCTCCGGAAGTTCAAGGCGCTCTACCGCGCCCTGGGCGGCGCGGACCCGACGACGATCGTCGTCAAGATGCCCGACGGCACCGAGCGCACCGTCCTCACCTACGAGGGGATCCCGTTCTTCCGCAACGACTACCTGTCGATCGCGGAGACGGCCAACGCCGCGGCGCTCACCGGGGGCGACATGACCTCGCTGTGGGCCGGCGTCTGGGACGACGGTACGCGCAAGGTCGGCCTGAGCGCGATCTACCCCGGCAACAGCGAGGCGGGGATCATGGTCGAGGAGGTCGGCACCTCGGAAACCCTCGACGAGGAGATCTGGCGGGTGAAGTGGTACACGAACTTCGTCAACTTCAACCGCCGGGCCCTGGCCCGGCTCGCCTCGCTCGAGACCACGTAGCCGGCGGCTGAGCCACCGTAGTCGAACCCGAGACGGGCGGCTGGCGACGAGCGGCCGGCCGCCCCCGACGACTGGAGGAACCGATGGCAGGAAGCGCGAAGTCCAAGGACGACGAGGCCGCGAAGGCCGCGGCCGCAGCGAAGGACGACGAGGCCGCGAAGGCCGCGGCCGCAGCGAAGGACGACGAGGCCGCGAAGGCAAAGTCCGAGGCGAAGGCGGCCGAGGGTTCCGATCCGGAGCCCGCGGTCAAGCCGAAGGGCAAGACGACGACCTGCGTGTGCTTCGCCGCCCGGCCGATGACGCCGGGCGAGACGATCCACCGCTGGGGCTACCCGTGGACCGTCGGCAACGACGGCAAGACCCTCGAGGGGGAGATCCCGAAGGCCGACGTCGAGGGCGGCCACGCGGCCGGCCGCTGGCGCCCGAAGGGGGCGAAGGCCTCCGACGACGATCTCGCCTACTGGCGCGGCCAGGTCCGGGAGGTCACCGGCCAGGCGCCGAGCCAGGAGCTCACCGTCGAGCAGCTCAAGGCGGTGATCGACGCCGAGATGCGCCGGCGCGCGATGCCCGCCCGCGCGGACGCCGTCCGCGGCTGACTCTGGAGACGACGTGGCCTTCGACCCCGACGAGATCGAGGATGGCAGCGGCAAGCCGACGGCGATCGTCTACGCCGACTCGGCCGAAGCCGAGGCCTGGCTCACTCGTCGGGGCCGCACGCGGTTCACCGCCCTCTCGGCGGCCGATCAGGACATCCACCTGCTCCGCGGCACCGAGTACGTCGAGAACTGGGCCCGCGAGAAGATGGACGGCCGCCGCGCGTTCCGCGAGCAGGGCCTGCTCTGGCCCCGCTACGGCGTCTGGTACGAGGAGCGGCGGATCCCCGGCGCCGAGGTCCCCGAGCGCTGGAAGAACGCCACCTTCGAGGCGGCCGAGCTCTCCGCCGCCGGTGAACCGCTCGGTCACGTCGTCGAGGACAAGCGCGGGGTGACCAAGGAGACGACCGGCCGGTCGCTCGTCAGCGAGTTCAGCCACGCCTACACGAAGCAGCGGCTCTACCCGGCCGTCGAGGTCTTGTTGCACGGCCTCGTCCGGTTCGGCGTGGAGCTCGAGCGGGGGGCCTGATGGCACTCGACGCCGCCACGAAGCGTCTGGAGGCCGCGGAGCGGATCCGCCTCGAGGTCGAGCTTCCGGTCACGGTCCATCAGCCGGTCTATACGGGCGACGTCCGGACCGGCTGGACCGAGCGGCTCACGTACGGGGTCCTCGAGCAGTTCCGGCCGCAGCAAGTCGACGGCGAGAACATCCTCCTCGACGATGTCCAGGTGACGCTCGCTGCCCTCGAGTGGACCGGCAGCGCCTGGGGCGAGCCGTTCACGTTGAGCCGCGACGACCTGCTCGAGGTCGGCGGCCGCAAGGTCGTCGTCGTCCAGCCGGGCCCGGTGGAGCCCGGCGGCGTTCCCATCCTCTACGAGGCGCATGCCGGCAACCGCCGCGAGACGGCCGACACACGCCGGAGGACGGCGTGACGCTCGGGCGGCCCGTGCGGGCGCATCGCTTCCGGGTCAACCTGCGCGGTCGAGTGCCAGAGATGCGCCGGAAGGCGACACTGATCGTCAACGGCATCACGTTCGCGCTCTACGCCGAGATCATCAGCGACCCGGAGCACCCGGTCAAAACCGGCCGGCTCCGCTCGGGCTGGGCGATCTCGGTCTTCGTCGTCGGCGACCACTACCCACCGGAGGGACAGGAGCGCTACGAGCCGGAGCCCGTCGCGACGTTCGTCACGTTGATTGATCGAGCTCCCCTCGAGGCCAAGCGCTTCATTTACAACCACGTCGAGTACGCCGTCTGGGTGTTCGAGGGCAGCGAGACGTTCGAGGGCTCGCACACCCCCGAGCTCGCGATCCGGCGCGTCGTCCAGCGCGGGACGGTGGCCGCATGAAGCGCTCGATCGGCGTCCTCGTCGCGGTCCTTGTCGCCGGCTGCCTCGGCGCCCAGGAGCTCGGCCGGCTCAACCCGCCGGCGGCCCGGATCTGGCGCGAGACGGTGGCCGACGTCGCGAGCCTGCCGCTCTGCGACGACCGCGCGGCCGATCATCACCGCGTCGCCGCCGACGAGCAGGTCCTCTACCGCTGCGTCTGGGACCCGGGGACCGCCACCGGCGAGTGGGTCGCCTTGTCCGGTGGCGGGGAGTCGGGCGCGGAGGGCGTGATCTTTCCCCTGCTCTACGCTCGCCACGAGGAGCCCGTCGGAACGAACGGCGGCGACGCGAGCGCCGAGCTCGCCTGGGTCAAGCGAACCCTCGACACCGTCGTCTACAACTCGATCTCTGGCGCTTCACTCAACGCCTCGACGTCGGAGCTCACGGTCCCGGCCGGCGACTTCCGGGTCACGGCGTTTGGCCCGGTCCACGCCGTTCTGCGGCACCGTCTGCGGCTTCGATCCGGTGCCACCACGACGTTGTGTCTTGGAGAGAACAGCTTCGCGCAGAGCGACCCCTCACAGCAGAGTGGCGTCGCGATCCTCGTCTGCCGCATTTCGCTCGCGGAGCCGACCGAGCTCACTCTGGAGCAATGGATCGAAGAGAAGGACAACGCGTCGGGAATCGACTTCGGGGTCGCCTCCGGAACCGTGGGCTCGCCAGGGGAGCCCGAGGTCTATACGGAGGTCTGGATCGAGCAGGAGGCCGGCGTCTCGCCACTGGTGTCGAACCTCGGCTACGACCCCCGCGCCCAGCCGCCAGAGTGCGAGCTCTGCGAGGAGTACGAGCTCGGCGTCGAGACCCTGAACTGGGAGGCCGGCAACTGGTCGACGACGACGAAGTCGATCTTCGCCGGTGCCGCGCACGCGACAGCACCCCCCGCCAGCGGGAACAACATCCGTGCGCAGTGGGTGGATCCGCCGAGCGGCGATTGGGTCCTCACCGCATCGGTCACGCCCCACGAGAACTCCAACTTCGCCGCGGCGGGGATCTCCGTGCTCGCCTCCGGCACGGTCGCCAGCCCGACGCAGCTCGAGCACCTGTACCTCCGCGAGAGCGGCGCCGTCCAGTGGCTCCAGCACACCTCGTACACGGCCACGTGGGCGGCGCGGGTGACGCTCAGCTCGTACCTCGACCCGAAGCCGCAAGCCCCGTGTCTCCAGTGGCGCTACGTCGACTCGACGAAGAACCTCACCGCCTGGTACTCCGGGGACTGCGTCCACTTCACCTCCACCGGTGTCAGCCACACCCTGCCCGGTGTCCCGGTGAAGATCGGCTGGAGTTTGAACGCGGAGAACGGATCGGTGGGCGCCGGCGGGACGGTGCACTTTTTCCGGTCGCGGACCGACGCCGACGGGCTCGCCGGCATCGTCGGGACCGAGGTCACCCTGAGCGGCGACACGACGCCCGACATCCTGGTCGTTGACGAGACGACGGGCGGCGCCAGCACGGCGAGTACCTGGAACGACCGGGGCCTCGACGACCTCGTCGTCAACGGGATCGGGGCGACCCTGTCGACCGGCGACCTCATCGTTCCGCCCGGCACCTACCAGGTGTGGGCGACGGCGGCCTGTCACCGGTGCCTCGGCCACGGTCTCCGCCTCTACGACGTCGGCGCCGCTGCACCGTTGCTGACCGGCACCGGCGCATGGAGCTACAACAGCACCGGAGGCGACTCGACCACGACGATGCTGATCGGTCAGCTCACGCTCGCTGAGGAGACCACGGTCCGCTTGCAGCACTGGACCGACGCGGCCCATGTGTTCGCCTTCAACGGCGCGGCGACCGCGCAGCTCCCGGTCAAGGCTCGGCTCGTCCTCCACGCCGGCGGCGCCGGCTACCGCGCGGGCGCTGGTGGCGGCGGCGGCTCCGGCGATCACCCCGCAGTCCGAGTTCGAAAGAACCCCCAGCAGAGCATCCCTAGCGGGGGCCTACATGCGGTGACGTTTGAAGTCGAAGACTTCGACGACGCCGCCTTCCACGACACCTCGACCAACCCCTCGCGGATCACGATCCCGAGCGGACACGCCGGTCGTTACCTCGTCGGGTGCGGCGTCGATTGGGAGGTGCCTGTGGGCACGGGAGGCGTGAACACGACGCTTCGCATCTACCTCAACGGGACGACGGAGCTCGCCACCGTCCGCGAGGTGGATACCGGCGCCGCCGCCATATTTCGGTCGCAGAACGTTACGACACTCTATGAGCTGGCGGCCTCGGATTATCTTGAGTGCCGCGTTGCCCACGATGCCGGAGTGTCCATGAACATTCTTGCAAGCCCCCCAACACAGTTCTGGGCAGAGGGACGATGAGCGCTCACGCAGACCGTCCGCTCTGGTGGCTCTGGCTGCTGCTCGCTGGGTTTTTCGCGCTCGCTTGGGCGGCGCGCTGCCACCTCGGAAAGGTCGGCGGATGACGACCGAAGCCATGTGGACCGCAATCCGTGCCCGCTTCGACGACGCGTTCGCGCTCGCCAAGGCCGTCGAGCCGACGATCGAGCTCATCATCGCCGGCGCCAACCGCAAGAGCGTCCGGCTCGATCCCGAGACGACCTACCAGCGCGCCTACTTCCGCCACGTCGGAGCCCGCCGCGTCGGCGCCACCGAGACCGCGCCGGAGGAGAACCAGGGCATCATCTACCAGGACTTTCTTGCACCGCTACAGGTCGGCGACGACACGCTCGTCGCCTTGTTCGATGCCGTCCGCCCGGCCTTTCGTACCGGCGCGGACGGCTTGGAGTTCGAGGAAGCCCCGCATCTGCGCGACGGTCGTGCGGACGGGTCCCATTGGTTGGCGGTCGCCTCCTTCCCGTTCGTCCGGAGGGAGATCGTCGCCGCCGCGTAAAGGAGAACGCTGATGCCCGACTTCGACTCCGGGGCTCGCGAGGAACTGCGGTGGATCGAGACGGCCGAGCAGGCCACGACCACCGCCACGGACATGCTCGTCCTGCCCCACTCGGGGAACCCGACCGGCCCCCACAAGCCCTACTCGCGGGGACCCACCGACGAGGTGACCTCGGACCTCACGGTCCAGGGCAACGTCGCCAGAAACTTCACCGTGCCGTTCAGCTTCCAGAACGTCTGCCGCTACGGCATCTACGACCCCGTCTTCGAGCAGGTCTTCGCCGAGCGCTGGCTGGCGGCGTTCGACACGACCGTGCTCGCCACCATCGCGTCGGTCGCGGTCGGCAACAAGCTCGTCGCCTCGGCCGGGACGCCGTTCGCCGGCCTGTCGGCGCAGGTGCCGTGCCCGGTGTGGCTCTGCCGCGCCGGCGCCGACGCGATCCCCGGCCAGCCGGTGCTCGCCACGGAGGTCCTCGCCGCCGGCGCCGAGCTCGTGCTCGCGACCGACGCGAACAACGGCATCACGCTGACCGACGTCGCCGAGGGCGACAACGTGCAGGTGATGCACTCCGGGGTCCTCAAGAACGGCACGCTCGACATCTTCGCGATGGTCGAGCGGGTCAAGAAGGGGATCGGCCACTTCCACGCCGGGTTCGGGATGTTCGCGACGAGCCTCCAGTTCAACGGCCAGAAGGGCTCGGACCCGACCTGGGCGATCGAGATGATGGGGCTCAACGCCGACCGCGCGACGGCGACCTTCGGCACCGGGACCGAGGTGGCCGCGCCGACGACCCAGCCGTACAACTTCGGCGGCCACCTCAAGCACCTGCGCGAGGGCGGCGCGATCGTCAGCGACCTCCTGGTCCGCGCGATCAACTGGACCTACAACTTCGGTGCGGCGGTCGTCGATCCGGCCGGCGTCGACGGCCCCTACGCCCACACGAAGATCCGCCAGCAGCTCTCGGGGACGTTCAACTGGTTCAAGAACGACGCCGCGGGCGCGATCGAGGACAAGGCCCACGACCAGGTCGACTCGTCGATCTGGTACGCGCTGCAGCGCACCGACGGAGGCGTCACCCGGGCCGTCCACTACTGGTTCCCGCTGCTCCAGTACGTCGACGCGGGCCACGAGGGGGGCGGCCAGGACTCGATCCTCGAGGTCCCGACGCCGTGGGAGACGGCCAAGAGCGCGACCTACGGCCTCCAGGCCTGCACGACGCGGTTCACCGGCGTCCCGCTGACCCTGTAGGCGACGAAGGCGGCGCGAAGACGTTCAACCGGGGAGGACGGTCCCGAACCGTCTCCCGCAACCGAGGGAGGAAGCGCTGATGCACCAAGTGGAAGTCACCCTGGTCGGCTCGCTCAAGGTCGACCCCGCCAAGGCCGAGGCCTACCGTCAGCAGCTCGACACGGGCCAGAGCAAGCTCGACGCCGCGGCGACGCAGCTCGTCGCCGGCTCGAGCGCCGACGGCAACCGCCACTACATCGACACCGTCCCCAACCGGCGGGCGCTGCTCTCCGTCCCCGGCGTCCTCGAGCAGGTGCTCGTGTCCACCGGCGTCGAGGAGCCCGCCAAGCCGAAGACGGCGGCCGCCGTGGCCAAGGAGGCCAAGGAGGCCAAGGAGGCCGCCGCGGCCAAGGAGGCCAAGGAGGCCAAGGAGGCCGCCGCGGCCAAGGAGGCCAAGGAGGCCAAGGAGGCCGCCGCGGCCAAGGAGAAGGAGAAGGAGAAGGAGAAGTCCGAGGAGGGCCCGAAGTAGAAGATCCGAGGTCCAACCCTATGGGACCCGCGGGACACGGGCGCCGTCGAGACCTCGGGACACCCGGCCCTCGCGTGGCGTCGGAGCCTACGGGCAGGGATGGCCGGACCTGCCCGCCCGCGGCCCACCTAACCCGAGGAGAGTCAGATGGCCGAGAAGGACAAAAAGACGTTCTTCGACCTCGAGAAGGTCGAAGCCCAAGCCGATCAGGTCGACGTCGACGAGCGGTGGTTCCCGCTCGAGGGTCGACGGTTCGGCGACACGGCGTCCCTGCCGCTGAAGGTGAAGGTCGCCTCCGGCGGCGAGGCGTGGCAGCGCGGCTGGACCAAGGGCGCCCAGGCGTACGCGAAAGGGCTCTCGCCGTCGGAGCGGCGCCGGTTCAACGAGAACGCGACGAACCCGCTGACGATCGACGCGCCGGCCCTGCCGCGGGCCAACCGCGCGGCGATCCGCGAAAGCGGGGCGCTTCTGGCGGTCGCCCTCGTCGGGCCGATCATCGACGACCCCGACGGGCCGCTGCCGCCCGACGTGGCCGAGGCCTACGGCATGAAGAGCCTGCCGAAGGAGATCCGCGAGCTCTACCGCCTGATGACCGACGGGCGCTGGATGATCCCCGTCCAGGTGGATCCGCCGGAGGCCTTCGTCGCGAGCGCCGAGCAGATCGATCGCCTGCTCAAGTACCCGGACTTCGTCAACCAGGTCGGCAACTGCCGGCGCCTGCTGGTCGAGGAGGGGGCCGAGGGCCTCGAGGAGGAGCTGGGAAACTTCGTCGGTGGGTCCGGTACTCCAGATGGTGGTCCGGGCTCACCCGAAGCCAGCGAACCGGCCTCGAAGAGCTGAAGGACCGCGACGACGACGAGGGCGGTCCGGTTGACATCGCGAAGGAGCTCGGCGGCGGGGAGCTCCCGCCAGAGGAGCCCCTCTGGCTGGAGAACAACCTCGCCGTCGTCTTGTTCAACGAGGCGGCGGCGCTCAACTGCTCCGTGCTGGATGTCCTCGACTCGTGGGGCGAGCGCGGTGCCTCCCGGGATGATTTGATCGCCAAGTGCCAGGCGATCGCCCAGGAGAACGCTGCGATCGACCGTGAGGAGATGGAGCGCCAGCGGGAGAAGTCGGAGACCGCCGCAAGAGGTCCGAAAGCGCCGAGGAAACGTTGAGCACGATCATCGACACGCTGCTCATTGAGATCGAGGCCGGGGGGGCGGACGCCCAGCTCCTCCGGCTCGATCGACACCTCGGACGGGTAGGTGACCAGGCGGTCACGACGGAGGGCAAGACCCGCCGGCTGTCGACCGCGAACCGCGGCCTGGCGAACGCGGCCGCGAGCGTCGACCGCGCCCTTCTCGGTCAACTGCGCCAGCTCGTCGCGCTCGGCGGCGCCTATCTCGGCATCGTCACCGCCGCGCGCCAGGTCGCCGGGGCGATCCGCATCTGGAGTCAGTTCGAGTTCACGATGTCGTCGGTCCAGGCCGTCACCCGTGCCACCAAGGACGAGATGACCTCGATGACCGCGGAGGCGAAGCGCCTCGGCGAAGCGACGATCTTCAGTGCCTCGGAGGCCGGCTCGGCGATGGACTACCTGGGCCGCGCCGGGTTCCGCGCCTCCGAGATCGTCGGCGCGATGCCGGGGCTTCTCGACCTCGCCGCGGCGGGCAAGCTCGGTCTCGCCGAGGCCTCGAACATCGCCGCCCAGGCGATCCGCGGGTTCAACCTCGAGGCCGGCGAGTCGAACCGGGTCGCCGACGTCCTGGCCGCCGCCGCCGCGAACGCCAACACCGACGTGGCGATGATGGGCGAGGGCATGTCCTACGTCGCGCCGCTGGCCGCGGCGCTGGGTATCGAGATCGAGATGGCCGCCGCTGCGATCGGCGTCCTCTCGGACGCCGGCATCCAGGGCTCGATGGCCGGCACGAGCCTGCGGCGCATCCTCTCCGAACTCGCCGACCCGACGGCGGAAGCGCAGAAGGAGCTCGCCAGGCTCGGCCTGACCGCCGCCGAGGTCAACCCCGAGACGAACCTCCTCAGCGACATCATCCAGCGCCTCGCCGACGCCGGGCTCGACGCCGCCGCGGCGATGTCGATCTTCCAGGACCGCGGTGGGCCGGCGATCCTGGCCCTGACCTCGAAGGCCGATCGGCTCCGCGAGCTCAACGCCCTGCTCGAGGACAGCGAGGGGGCGGCCGACCGGATGGCGGCCACCATGATGGACACCCTGGTCGGCGCCGCCGACGAGCTCGAGTCGACGATCGAGTCGCTCAAGATCGAGTTCGGCCAGGGAATGAACCCGGCGCTGCGCGAGGCCGCGCTCGAGCTCACCGCGTTCTTCCGCACCGGCCAGGACGAGGCGCGCTCGTTCGGGCGCTCGGTCGGTCAGGCCCTCGTCGCCGTCGTCGAGATCTTCTTGTTCCTGATGCGCCACGTCGACCTCGTCAAGGCCGGCCTCTTCGGGCTCGTCGCGGCGTTCGCGGTGCTCAAGTTCGGACCCCTCATCGCCGGCGCCCTGGCCTACGCGAAGGCCTTCGTCGCGCTGGCGGCCGCCGAAGGCCTCGCGACCGTCGCGACCGCGGAGCTCTCGCTCGCCTGGACCCGGTTGACCGCGGTCATGGCGACGAACCCGATCGGCCTCGTCGCCCTGGTCCTCGGAGCCCTCGTCGGCGCTCTGGTGCTGGCGAAGAGCCGTCACGAAGACGCGGAGCAGGCTGCTGATCGCTACTACGACCGCCTGCGCTACGGCACCCCGGAAATCGAGGCCGAGGTCCGCGCGCACGCCGAGCTCGTCGACCGGCTCGAGGCCGAGCTTCGCGTCCGGCGCGAGCTCGCCTCGACCGGCGCCGCTGCCGAGGAGAAGCTGGCCGCGCTGCGGCCGGTCCTCGAGGCGATGGAAGCGGCGCTCGACGCGGGCGACGTCGCGGCGTACCGCGAGGCGGTGGTCGAGGCCGAGCGGCTCGGGATCGCCTTCCAAAGCCTCCAGGAAGGCGCCGTGCTCCAGCGGGTCCGCCTCGAGGTCCGGGCGCTCGAGACGGACGCTGCCCGCACGGCCCGCGGTATCGAGGAGTCGGGAGCCTCGATCCGCTCCGTCTATCAGGCGATGCAGGCCGACGCCGAAGGGACGCTGCGGGCCGAGGTCACGCTGCGGCTCGAGCAGCGGGCCGCGCTGGCGGACCTCGAGGCCCAGGCGGCCTCGGCCCAGGTCGCGATCGCCAACATGATGGCGGCCGGCGGCGAGGGGGAGATCTTCTTTCGGGCGCTGCGTAGGCTCCAGGGCGAGGTCCGCCAGCTCGCGTCGGACGCGGCGCGGGCCCGACGCGAGCTCGCTGGCACCGAGGAGCGGATCGCGCGCCAGGTTGTGCCCGGCGTGCAGAACCGGCTCGGCGAGCTCTTCCGCCGCGGCGACATGGAGGCCTGGGAGGACCTCCTGCGCTCGCTGCCGACCGACATCTACGAGCGGATCTTCCCGACCGAGCCGCTCGAGGACATCGTCGGGCTCTACCGCGAGGCGCGCCAGCGGCTCGACGACTACGCGAAGAGTCAGGAGGATGCCCGCCGCAAGAGCGAGCTCGAAACCGAGGAGGTCCGAAAGAAGCGGGAGAAGTACGTCGAGCTCAACCGCGAGATCGAGCTCCAGATCGCCGCCCAGCGGGCCGCCACGGCCGCGTACGAGCTTGGGGTCCTGGCCGGGCAGGAGGCCGTCGAGGCCGCGGAGGCCGAGGCCGCGGCGCGCTCGGCGACGAAGGACCTCCTGGCCGAAGACGCCGTCCGGCTGAGGGAGCGGATCCGCCTGCTCGACGAGGAGGCGCGAAAGACCCGCGGCGCCGAGGCGATCGCCGTCCTGAGCGAGCTCGTCGCGGCGCAGGAGCGCTTGACGCAGGCCCGCGGCGATGGCCTCGGCGCGCTCGAGGCCGCGCGCCGGGAAAACGCCGCGCTCGAGCTCATCCTCGAGAAGCAGACCGGCACCGCGGAGGAGAACCGGGCCGCGATCGAGCGGCTCGTCCGCCAATGGCTCGAGGGACAGGCGGCCTTCGAGTTCGACGAGCGCAAGGCTGGGCTCGACCGCGCCGCGGCGCAGGTCAACGCTCTCGCCGAGGCCTGGACGCGCGGTCGCGAGGAGGTCGTCCGGCTCCAGGCCGAGCAGGCGATCGCCAACCGCTTGCACCAGGAGGCCGCGAGCGCGATCGACACCGAACGCCTGGCGCTCGAGGAGCGCATCGCCACCGAGAGCCGCCTGCGGGCGGTCGTCGCCGCCCAGCAGAGCGTCGACGCGATCCGCCGCCAGGTCGAGGAGATGCGGGTCCTGGCGCAGATCCGCCGCGAGGACTTCGCGACCGAGGAGGCCTACCAGCGGGCAATCGAGCGCGGCAACGAGGCGAAGGAGCTCCGGGCCCGGCTCCTGGAGATCGAGAACCAGCGGATCGCCGCCGAGGTGGCGCTCAAGAGCCGGGCCTGGAAGAGCGAGGACGACTACCAGCGGGCGCTGGCCGAGACGAACGAGCAGTTCGCGGCGATGACCGCGGAGGCTCAGATCCTTCTCGCCGTGCGCAGCCAGCTCGCGCGGCAGGACGAGCAGGTCCTCGACGCGCTCAAGACCGCCCAGCAGGCCTGGTCGACGATGATCGAGTCGATGCAGCGCGACCTCGCCGGCGCCTTCAACGCCGCGCTCGAGGACGGCCTCGAGAGCTTCGAGGACTTCTTCGACCGCGTCCTCGACCTCGCCCGCAGCTTCGTCGCCGACTGGCTCGCCTACTGGACGATCTCTGGGGGCAAGACCCTGTGGGAGTCGATGGCGCTCGGCCGCCCACAGGGTCGAAGCGACGCCTCCGGCATCGTCGTCGACGCGGGCTCGGCCGCGCTGACCGGGGCCATCGCCGACGCGGCGAAGGCGCTGACGTCGGCCGGCGACACGACGGCGAACCTCTTCGTCGGCGGCGCGAAGAGCGCCGGCTCGGCTCTCGTCTCGGGGGCGGACATCGCCTCGCAGACGACGGCGGTCGCCGGCGCGATCGTCTCGGGTGAATTCAGCTCGGCGGGCGCCGCCTCCGCGGCCGCAATGGTCACCGGCGCGCAGACCGCGGGCTCGGGGTGGGTGGTGTCGGTGACGCAGTCCGGCGGCATCCTGATCGAGGCGGCCACGGCCGCGGGTGCCGCGCTCCAGACCGGCGGCACGACGGGCGGCGTGACGGGCGGCGTCGTCGGCGGCAGCGGCGGGGTGTCTTGGGCCGCGCTCGGCTACGCGGCCGTCGTCGTCGGGATCGTGGGCGCGATCGGCTACTCGCTCGGCTGGTGGGGGTCGAAGGACCCGGCCACCGGGCGGGCGACCTTCGGCGGCGAGCCGGGCTCGCTCGCGATCACCGAGGCGGTCGGCGAAAACGCCAAGCTCGCCATCCGGCACATCCGGGAGGCGTTCGAACTCCTCAACGACTTCCTCAAGCAAACCGACCTCGAGATCACGAGGTTCGCCGACACCGTGGTCGACAAGACGGCCGGCGTCTACACCGTCCGCTCCGGACCCGCGGCGGCCGTTCTGCGCGGCGCGTCGGCCGAGGAGCTCGAGGAGGCGATCGCCACCCTGGCGATCCGCGGTGCCGAGTTCGGCGACAGCGTCTCGGACTTCGTCCAGGCCGTCATCCGCGGCTCGCGGGCCCTGACGCGCGAGCAGTTGAAGGCCGAGATCGAGCTCGGCCGGATGGTCGAGGGCTTCGGACGCTCCGACGCCGAACAGCGGATCCGTGAGATCGGTCGCTCGATGGACGTCGTCTGGGACGAGCTGCTCCGGCTGCTCGCCGACGACCTCGAGCAGCTCGCCTTCGGCCTGCACCAGACTGCGCTCGAGGAGGTCGAACGCTTCCGCGACGCCCGCCGGGCGATCACCGGCGAGGAGCCGTCGATCGAGGAGCAGCGCGAGATCCAGCAGGCCCAGGGGCGGATCTGGAACGCCGAGAAGGCCCTGCGCCTCGCGACGCTCCGGGGCCGGCTCGCCCTGCTCGAGGCCGACAAGCAGATCGAGCGGCGCCGAATCGAGTTCGGCATCCACAACCTTCGTGGCCGGGCCCTGCTCTACGACGCCGAGATCGACCTCGGCCGCGAGGCGATGATCGGGCTCGCCACGGTGGTCGAGGCCGGGGGCACGATCCTCGACGTCCAGATCGACGCGCTGCGCAACCTGATCTCCTCGCTCGAGGGACTGCCGGACATCGACCTTTCGACGCTACGGCTCCTCGGCGCCGGCCGCGGTGCGCAGCGGGCCGAGGAGCGCGAGCGGATCCGACGCGAGCTCGACGAGCTCCGGCTGGCGGCCGCCGGCGTCGCCGACGGCGCGCTGGCGCTGCGGCGCGACCTTCTCGCCTTCCACGACTGGATCGACGAGGCGCGGCGGCTCGGGTTCGCCGAGGAGGAGCTCGCGCAGGCGCGGCGCGACAACCTGGCCGTCCTCGAGCGGGAGTTCGCCGTTCGCTACCGGGCACCTCTCGGCGGTGAGCTGGGCGGTCAGGCCTTCGAGCTCGTCGACGAGTACCGGGCCGCGTGGCAGGAGGCGATCGAGATCGCGCGGGAGGCCGCCGCGGTCCACGGCACGACGTTCGCCGACGAGCTCGCCCGGATCGGTGGCCCTGTCGCCGAGGCCCTGGGGCGCGAGCTCGAGGCGCTTCTCGTCGGCGGGCTCGCGGACCTGATCGCCGCCGGTGACGTCGCGGGCCTGCGCGGCTTCCTCGAGGTCCTCACCGCGCTCGCCGAGATGGACCTGCCGCCGGAGCTGGCGGCGATCGTCGACGGGCTCGACGAGATGGCTGCGGCCGTCCTCGCGGCGATCGCCACGATCGAGCAGGCGTTCGGCGGCATGACCTTCACCGAGGGGCTCGACGTCTCCGGCGTCCAGGAGTGGATCGACCGCGCCCTGGGCCTCACCGAGACCCAGGCCAGCCTCCGCGAGATCGCGCTCGAGTTCGCCGCGGTCTACGCCCAGGCCGAGATCCTCGGTGCGAGCGAAGAGGAGCTGACGCTCCTGCGCCAAGCCGAGGCCCTGGCGATCGACGACGTGCGCCAGTCGATTCTCCAGACGATCCAGGAATGGACCGACGCGGCCCTCGGGATCGGAGCCCACCAGCGCCGTCTCCTGGACGCCCGGGCGACCTTCACCGCGGCGCGCGACGGCCTCGCCGACGCCGCGCAGGCGGCCCGCGACCTGGGCCACTCGACGCAGGGGCTCGCTACGCAGTTCGATCTTCTCGACAGCGCCGAGCAGATCGCCATCCGCCAGATCGGCATCGACTTCGTCGGCTCCCTCGAGGCCCTGGGGGTGTCGCTGCCTACCGAGGCCGTCTACGAGTTCGCGATGGCCGAGTTCGAGCTCGCCCGCATGCAGGCGATCTCCTCGGCCGCCGCGCTCGCCGCGGCGGGGGCCTTCGACACGCTGTCGTTCAGCCTGGACGATCTCGTCTCCTGGATCCTCGGGGCCTCGTTCGAGAGCTCGCAGTTTGCGCCCCGGATGGCCGGCGGCGGGACCGGCGGTGGAGGCGGCGGGGGCTCGACGACGGACCCCTTGGCCGAGGCCCGGGCTGCCATCCGCTCGCAGATCCGCGACTGGCGCGACGCGACGCTCGACCCGGTCACCCGCGAGGTCGTCGACCTGACGCGGACCTTCAACGGGCTCCGCGAGGCGCTTCTCGCCGCCGGCGGGACGACGGCGGACCTCATCGTCCTCGAGGAGGAGTTCGCGGAGACGCGCCAGCGCATCCTCGACCAGGCTCTGGCGCCGCTTCGCGAGGCTCGCGAGGCGATCCGCCGCGGTCCGGAGGCCAAGCCGCAGGAGAACTTCCTCGCCCTGCGCAGCCAGTTCCTCGCCGCCGCGGCCGCCGTCCGGGGTGGAGATCTGTCCCGCATCCAGGAGGTGTCCGACCTGGCCGTCCAGCTCCGTGACGTCGGCGCCGCCTACTTCGGGACCTCGACCGGCGGGTTCCGAAACCTCCGCTCGACGATCGACCGGGAGCTCTCGCGCCTCATCGACGAGGGCATCGACGTCGACCTCACGGGGATCGACCTCGACGCTGACCGAAACGACCTGCTGGCAGAGATCCGCGACGAGGTCGTCCGCCACTCGGGCTTCTGGACCGAGACGATCGCGACACAGGACTCGGCGATCGACTTTCTGCGCAGCCTCGACCTACCACTCTCCGACGTCGCCGCGATCCTCGCGAGCCTCCAGGAGCACGGCGTGCCGCTCTCGAAGCTCGAGGAGATCGTAACCGTCCTCGAGGGCCAGCAGGTGCCGCTCGGCGCGCTGCCGGCGATCCTCGACGCGATCTTCGACAACGGCTTCGATCTGGCCGCGCTGCCGCAGATCGCCGCGATCGCGAACCAGCTCCGCACGAACGGCATCCCGCTCACCCAGCTCTCGCAGATCATGGCCGCGTTCCGCGAGCTCGAGATCCCCCTCGACAACGTCCCGTCGCTGCTCGATCAGCTCATCGACCAGGGCTTCAACCTCGACAACCTTCCCTGGATGCTCGCCGCCCTGTGGGGTATCGAGGGCAACACCCGGCTCGTCGTCGACCGAGCCAGCGGCACGGAGACCAACACCGGCCTCACCGCGGACCGGGCGGCCGAGATCGTCGCGAACACCCAGCTCGTCGCCGATCGGGCCTCCCTCGCGATCGGCGGCGAGATCCTGCGCGGCGGTCTGGCGCTCTTGCACGCGGGCGAGGTCGTCCTCACCCGCGAGCAGTCCGGATCGCTCAAGCGGCTGATCGGACTCTCGAGCGGCTTCGGCCCGTTGCAGCTCCAGGCGCAGGCGCTACCGCGTGCGGACGCGATCCGCGTCGTCCTGCCGCCCACCTCGCCGCCGACGCCGGCCGCCGAGCGGGCCCGGCTCGACGCGGAGCAGCGCGAGGAGCGGCTCGCCGACGAGATCGCGCGCCTCAACGGGCGGCTCGACAAGCTCATCGGGGTTCTGCTCGCCGACAAGAGCTCGCCGCGTCGGTCGACGACGGTCGCCGGCACCCGGAGCTCGCCATGACGAGCGACGGCTTCCGGACGCTCTCCAGCGAGCGGAGTTCTCCCAAGCTCGCGCTCGTCGAGCTCACGCTTCTCGACCCCGCGACGGGCGCCGTCGTCCCCGTCTCGACGTCCGGGCTCGGCGCCTGGTCGAACCGCGACTACACGACGCGGCCGACCGACACGCCGGCCCACCGCCTCTACGCCCCTCGCATCCGCGGCGGCTACGAGGTTCGCTGGAGCCGTGTCGACGGGACGCTGCTGCGCGGCCGGGCCCAGGCCGACTTCGGCTCGCTCGAGCTCATCAACGTCGACCGCGGGCTCAACCGCCTGGCGACGGACTTCCTCGCCGCCGGCCAGGACGCCGTCGTCCGCGCCGGAAGCCCCTCGCTCGCCTACGCCGAGCACCAGATCGTCCTCGACGGGCTCTGCGAGGAGGTTCTGCCGTCGCGCGACGGCCGGTTCGTCGAGCTGGTGCTGACCTCACGCGACCGGATCTTCGCGAAGAACCTCCAGACGGACATCTACCGCGGGCTCGGTTACGCCGTGGGCCTGCGGAGCTCGAGCTACGTCGGCTTCCCTCACACGGCCGCGATGAACCCGACCTCCGCCGTCTGCCTGGAGGCCTTCATCCGACTCGACAGCCTCGGCGGCACCCGCCGCGTGGCTGGCCACGGCGACGTCACCCGCGGCCCCGCGCTGCGCGTCGACGCAACCGGGCACGTCATCTTCTCGCTCGTCGACTCGGCCGACGCCGTCGTCTCGCGGACCTCGATGGCGACCCTTTCCGCCGGGGTCAGCTACCGGATCTCGGGGCGCTGGGACGGCACGAAGCTCGACGTGGCGATCGACGGCGTCATCGAAACCGGCGGCGTCCCGTTCTCGGGCACGCCGAAGAGCCTCGACGGCACCGGGGCGCTCGCCGATCAGTTCGTGCTCGGCTGGAACAGCGCGGAGACGCTCGGCGGCTGGGCCACGGACGTGCGCTATTTCGTCGACACGGTGCGCTCCGACGAGGAGATCTACGCCGCGGCCCTTCGCGAGCTCGACGACACGGACACGACCGGGCTCGTCCTCTACGCCAAGACGAACGAGGCGGTTGACGCGACGACCTGGGACAGCGTCTCCGACCAGGTCGGCACCTTCAACGGCGCCGGCGCGACCTGGGAGCCGACGATGGAAGGCGGCGCCGACCTCGCCGACGTCCCGCGGCCGACGTCGCTCGGCGAGATCGGTCACCGCGACGCGGTCCTCGTCGACGCCGTCCGCTACACCTACCAGTGGCACTCGCGGAGCTCGCACGCGCTCGACGGCGTCTTCGAGGGCGGCCGCAAGCTCGCTCCGGTCAAGTCGGACACGGCGACCGACATCAGCTTCGACGCGACCCGCCAGCGGATCGTCACCGCCGGCGCCGTCGACTTCCGCCAGTACGCGCCGGGCCAGAACGTGACGGTGAGCGGCGCCGGCGCCAACGACGGCATGAAGACCCTGGTGCGCGTCGACGACGTGGCCGGCCGCTGGATCTCCGTCCTCGAGGCCGTGACGACCGTGGCCGCGGGCCCCTCGGTCACGGTCGCGACGACGACGGATCGGCACGACTACACCTTCGACCTCGCGACCTCGACCTTCACCCTGCGCGCCGCGGCGACGCTGCCGATCACCTGTGCGGTGCGCGGCGACGACGTCGGCGGCTACGTCGACAGCGCCGCCGAGATCCTCGAGCGCTACGCGGTGGACTTCTGCGGCTGGGACCAGGGCCGGGTCGGTGCGTCGGTCGCCGCAGTCGCGGCGAGCCACCCCTGGCCGGCCGGCTACGCGACCTCGATCGAGCACGTCGAGGCGACGATCGTCCTGTCGCGCCTGGCGATCTCGATCGGGCACTCCTGGGGCGCCGAGCCCGAGAGCGGCGACCTCGAGCTCGTCGCGGATGAAGCACCCGACCCGGCACCGCCCGCGGAGCTCGACTTGCAGCTCGACGAGAGCTCGATCCTCTCGATCGAGCGCGAGCGGACGGTCCCCGCCGTCACCCGCTGCGTGGCGAGCTACGCACCGAACTTCCGACCGCTCCAGTGGGACGAGCTCGCCGGCGCCGTCCAGGAGGACTCGTCGGGTCCCGGGCTCGCCTGGATCGACTTCCTCACGAACCCCTGGCGGTTCGTCCCGAACGACACGAGCCTGATCGTTCCGCCCGCACAGTCGCTCAACCAGGTCGCGGTCGGTGAGGATCGGCTCGAGACGTACCTGCGGCGCAAGCCGCACGCACGGCTCGTCGCCCAGCAGGAGTTCGACCTCTACGGCGTCGACCGCGAGTTCTTCCGCGTCCGCACGAAGCTCCAGGGCCTCACCGTCGCGCCGCGGCGCGCCAGCGTCCTCGTGAGGCACGACGGCTGGGGCTCGACCGAGGCCGGCAAGCGCTTCAAAATCGTCGGCCGCACCGCCTCGCTTTACTCGACGCTCCTGGAGGTCTGGGGATGACCGACCGGATCAACTTCCTCATCGCCTGCGCGCCGAACTGGATCGACCTCGACGCGGGAACGCTGTCGGCGGGCGGCGAGGTGAGCGGCCTCGGAGTCTCGCTTCTGCGCACGAACAAGATGCACGAGCACTGGCGCTCGCCGAGCCTCAAGCCGCACCACACGGTCCTCGACGTCGTCTACGAGGCCGGGGCCGCGCGGCCCAGCCGAGCGATCTTCCTCGGCAAGATCGTGATCCCCGAGGCCGGCTCGTACTACCGCGTCCGCCGCGGCGAGGAACTGACGGAGCGCCGCCTGCGGCCGCAGGTCCACGCCGAAGGGGCGGCCGACGCCTTCCTCGAGGCGACGAACGCGACGGGCTCACCGCACGACCTCGTCGACGACCCGCTCGCCCCGGGCGCCGCCTACGTGACGCCGACCGACGTCGAGCAGTCGATGACCGTGCGCCTGGCCCTGCCCGATCCGCACGGCGGTGCCGGCGCCGGCGCCCGCCGCCACACGCTGCGGATCTCCTACGCTCCGACGGATACGACCGTCGCGAACCCGGACCTCGACGTCGAGATCTACCAGGCCGGCTCGCCGAGCGGGATCACCGGCCGAGCCCGCGGCTGGCCCGCCGGCGAGGCTGGGCACTGGATCCTCGACGTCAAGTTCGACGTCGCCGACCTCGCCGACCCCTCGGGCGCCGATCTCGAGCTCCGCGCCGTCACGGCGCCGGCCTTCGGCGACACGACGGAGAACATCAAGCTCGCCGCGGTGCAGTGGATCTACGAGCCCGCGACCCGCATCCGGCCCGCCGACGTCGAGGGAGCGTTTCTCGCCGCCACGAATACCGGCGAGGGCGATCCGGGGCTCGTCTACGCACCGGACCCGTTCGACGAGGCCGCAACGACGCTCTCCGCGGTCGAGCCGGAAACGCTCGGCTCGGCGATGGACTTCCGCATCGGCTTCGACGACCCCGGCCTCGGCGAGGGCGACGGCGGTGGGAACGTCGGGCTGGCGGCGACGGCCGACGCCCAGACACTCGTCGCCGCGGTCCAGCGGACCGCGGCCGGCGGCGACCCGACGGTCGAGCTCGAGCTCTGGATCGACGGCAGCGCGACGGCGCTCTCGGAGTCGAAGGTGCTCACCGACGACGAGATTCACTACCTCGTCATCCGCTGGAGCGCCTCGGAGCTCGGCGCGGCCACCGCCGCGGACGTCGAAGCCCGGATCTTGACGACGCCCGACGGCGGTCAGAACGTCAAGGTCTACGCCGTGGGCTGGCTCGCTGCGCTCGACCGCGTGCCGTGGGACTACGACTCCGGATGGCTCGAGGCGTTTCCCCCGCTCGCGACGTCGCTCTGGGGCGAGATCATCCCGGAGACGGTCGGCAAGCCCGTGCCGCGCTCGATCGCCCATCCCTACACGGCCTCGAGCGGCGAGCTCGTGACGCTGACCGCGCGGCGGATCCGCTTCGAGCTCCTCTTCGAGCCGGAGCAGCCCGGCGAGTGGAGCTACACCGACCGCGACGGCAACCTCGTCACCTGGCTCGACGCCTCGCGTCTCGCCGAGGGACCCGCTCTGTCGGGGATGAACCTCGCCGGCGGCTTCGAGGTGCAGGCCGTCGACCTTTCGCGCGTCGAGGAAACGCCGTCCGGAGTCCTCTGGGAGGACGAGGAGCCGACCTATCGGCTCTTCCGGCTGCGCCTGACGAATCTGGTCAAAGAGGTCGCCGTGGGCGACCTGTTCGACTACCTGTTCCGTCGCCTGGGGGTGACAGGCGACGTGCTGCTGATGATCTTCCCGGAGGACCCCGACTTCCGCAGGATCGCCTTCGTCTGGGGCCCGTTGCGGGACCCCAAGCTGACCCACGACCACGGGACGCGTTTCCGCTCGGACCTCGAGGTCCGAGAACGTCTCTGACCTGACAGGATGCCATGCCATCGAGCACCAAAACGATGAGGGACCAACCCATCATGCTGCAGGAGGTCGTCGCCTGGATCCGCGAGTACCTCGCCTGGATCGTCGTCTCGCTCGCCGCAGGGACGCTCCTCGCCATGAAGCGCGGGCACTCGACCCTGCGGGCCTGGGTGCTGGTCCTCTTCAAGTCGCTCCTCGTGGGCCTGTTTGTCATGCTCGCGGTCCGCGAGACGGACCTGGCCTTCGGCTGGCAGCTCTTGCTCGCCGCGTTCATCGTCATGGGAGGCGACGCCCTGCTGGTCGTCATCGACGCATTCTGGACTCGGGTGGCCGCCGATCCGCTGGGGTTCGCCCGTGCCGTCGTCCACTTCGTCTTCCACCGCCGGATCGTGATCGAACGCGGTGAGCGACCGCCGGCGCCGCCCGAACCCCCGGAGTTCCTGCTCGACGACAAGGAGCGAGACGAGAAGGAGGAGAAAGGGTCATGACCGTGGCGATGTGGGTGTTCGTGGTCGCGATGGTGCTGCGCACCGCGGCGCTCGTCTGGATGGTCGTCGGCGCGCTGTGGTTTCTCCGCGAGGCGGCCGGGCGGCGGGTGGAGGACCTCGACGAGACGTGGTTCGGCCGCATCCGCCGACGGGTCAACCCGGCGGTGCGTGGCGGTCTGTGGCTGATCGCGTCGGGCGGGATCGGGCTCGCCGCGTTGACGCTTCTCGACGCGATGATCCTGTTCGGCTACCGTGAAGACTGGCGGTGGCTCGTCCACCTCGACGGCGGCCCCGAGCCGATCGGTCACCTGGGCTACTCGGCCGGGTCCGTCCTCTCGGCCGTCGGCGTCTGCATCCTGATCCGAGGGGTCAGGGCACTGGTCGTCCCGAACGCCTCCGGCCGCATGCCGGCCGTCCTCGCGCCGAAACCAGGAAGCTCGACGCGGTAGGATCGGGCGCATGGCAGAGAAAGCCCCGCTGTCGACCGCCGACTGGCTCGGCGCTGCCTGGATGCTCGAGTGCGATCCGCTGATGATCGCCGCGGTCGCGCGCGTGGAGGCACCGTTCGGCGGCTTCCTCTCCGACGGGCAGTGCCGGATCCTCTTCGAGCGGCACTGGTTCCATCGCTTCACCGAGGGTCGGTTCAGCCGCCAGCATCCCGGGATCTCGAACCCCGACCCTGGCGGCTACCTCGGCGCTGGCCGGGAGCACGATCGGCTCGGGCGGGCGGCGAAGCTAGATCGGATCGCCGCGGTCCAGTCCGCCTCGTGGGGGAAGTTCCAGATCATGGGCTTCAACCATCGCTTCGCGGGCTTCCAGACGATCCAGGGCTTCCTCAACGCGATGATCCTCGGCGACGAGGCCGACCACCTGCGGGCCTTCGTCGCGTTCATCCGTTGGGACGAGGAGCTCCACCTCGCGCTGATGCGTGAGGACGAGACGCGGTTCGCCAAGATCTACAACGGCCGCGGCTACAAGAAGAACCGCTACGACGAGAAGATCCGCCGGGAGCTCGATCGACTCCGTGCCGCCGTCGCCGCTTCGAGCCTCGCGCGGGTCCTCGCCACCGTCTGAGGAGCTAGACGACGTCCGGCTTCGGGGCGAAGCGGCCGTGGTCGTCCCGGACGTTGTGGTACTGGACCGGGACCTGGTGGGTGAGGAGCATCAGCCGCTGGCGTAGGCGCTTCGCGTGGGCCGCCGAGTGCTCGTCGGACAGGTCCCAGACCCCCCCGCTCGGCAGCGGAGGGTCGCAGCGCTTCTCGGTGTACCCGGTGAGCAGCGCCTCGAGCGCGCGCTCAAGCGCCGCCAGGTAGCGGTTGACGTCCGTGCAAAACGGACGGCAGAGCTCCCTGGGGGTCTTCCCCTCCGTCCGGGGTAGCTCCCTGCCGCAGATCAGGCACCCGTAGACTTCCGGCCTTGTACGAGGTTGGACGAACATGGCCATGAGCATAGCTCAGGTCGCAGCGGGAGCGCCGCGCCTCACAGCTAGTCGCTGAGCCGACCGTTGTCGATCAGGAACCGTCGTGCGGCGTCGAGCCGGTGCCACTGCCCGGCGTCGCCACCGCTTCGGTCGGGATGCCACTTGCTCGCCGCGGCGCGCACGGCACGCCGGAGGTCCTCGTCGTTCGCGATCGGCACTCCGGAGAGCGTCTCGATCTCACGCATCGCCTGGTCGACCGACGTCGGGCCGGATGCCGGCGGCAGGGCCTTGAAGCCCCGGAACGAGGCCTTGACGATCGACGGCGTCCCCCAGCGGTCGAGACCGCGCAGTGCGGCGACCGAGAGCGCGACCGCGTGCAGGTTGTCGCCGACCCGGTCCCAGCGGTCGCACGGGATGACCTGGCTCTCCCCGTCGAGGTCGAAGTAGACCGCGATCCCCGGATCGTCCGGCTGGACCTCCGTCTGGTTCGCGTGGAGCTGACCGTCGAGGCGCACCCGCAGGTTCGTCGCGATCCGGATCGTGCCCTCGGCGCCGAGGCGCTCGAGCTCTTCTCGCAGACGCTGCGCCGCGGAGGGCAACGAGGCTCCGTGGGCACGTGACGCCCGGGAGCGACCGTAGCTGAACTGAGACCGCTGGCGCTCGGCCGCCGGAGTTCGCGCCCACCCGACCGGCCAGGCGAGCGGTTCGACGAACGTCCACGGCACCTCACCCCGGAAGCGGGAGCGACTGCTCATCGGGCACCTCGCAGTGGATCTCGGCGCCGTCTTCGAGCGAGACGCCGAAGCTCTGGAGCACGGCCAGGTTGGCCGCGCGGAGAAGGGCGGCGCGGTTGGCGTCCTTCGCGGCCGTGCCGCGGGTGACCTGACCGTCCTGCTTGACCTCGAAGCGGATCGGGCCGAGGCCGCCACCGGCTGCCGCAAGTCCGTACACGGTCACCGCGGGCGCCCACGCCTGGCGCGGTCCGAGGTCGTGGACCGCGATCTCGACGCCGGGCGCCCAGGGCCGGGTCCAATCGCGCCGCGAGTCGCCGTGGGAGTTGATCCAGGCGTCGCTCGCGAGGAGCCCGGCCTCCTCGAGGAGATCCCAGACCGCCTCCTCGAAGTTGATCAGGTCGCCGCGCTGCCCCTGGCCCATGTAGACGACGACCTCCACCCGGACGAGGTGCGAGTCGGCGCAGAGCGGCCGCGGGAAGTCCCGCTCCGCGAGGAGCTTCATCGCCTTGCGGTGCCAGCTCCGGTGCGACGTCGGTGGCTGGATCCGTGGCGCGACGCGCTGGACGGCCTCCCGCAGGACGCGCTCGACACGGGCCGGCTGGGCGATCGCCAACTGGCTCGCCCACTCGACGAGGTCGGCCGGGCTCGACACGAGGCGCGGAACGCGCTTCGGACTGCGGCCGCGGGCGACCGCGCGCTGCCGAGCCCGGAAGAGTTGATTCTCCGTCTTCTGGAGACGGAGCTCGAGGAGCCCCGGGTAGGTGACGCGGCCGCTCGTCTTCTTGCCTGCGGCCTCCCCGGGGATCTCGAAGCGGGCCAGGAGTCGTGGTTCCGGGGCCCCGCTCACGCCGCCTCGGCCGCCTCGCCGTCCTGGCGCTTCGCGAAGTCGAGGAGGAACTGGTCGGGGTCCGACATGGCGGCCTGCAGCTCGCGCAGCTCCGAGATCTCGTCGACGAGCCCCGGGTTGCGGGCGACGACCTGCGGGTGCACGGCGAGCGAGGGCCGGAAGACCTCGTAGAGCTGCCGCTCGCCACGCGACGTCTGCATCGACGTCACGCCACCCGTCTTCGCGGCCACCTGGGAGAGGAAGTGGTCGACCAGACCCTTGCGGCCGTCCGCCGACAGCTTGGCCCAGAGCCCCTGGTTGAACCGCAGGAGGACATCGGCGTTCGACAGCCACCAGAGGACCTCCTCGGCGGTCCCGATCGACCCCCAGAAGGTCAGCGCCTTGCCCTTGATCCAGAAGGCCTCGATCGCCGCTGACTCCAGGCTCGGATGGTGGGCCTCGATGAGGCTCTTGATGAGCTGGATCACGGGCTTCTCGGTGATCGGCTCGAGGGTGGATTCCTTGCTCTCTTCCGACATGCGTTACCTCCCAGGCTCGGCGCCAGTGCCTGCACCGCGCCAACATGGTGGACCTCGGCGGCACTGCCTCTCATGTCACCGGGATTGTACTCTGGACGGACATGGAATACAATCGGGATGAACAGATTCTACGGGGGGAGCGCAGCGAATGACGGAGCGACCCGAGACACCGAAGCCTCGACACGGAGGCTGCTTTCACTGCCGGGCGATGCCGCCGATCCTCATCTCGATGATGATCCAGAACCCGGCCCGCGACCTGATGAGCATCGCGGTCTGTCCGAGCTGCCACACCGAGCACGCCACCTGAAAAGAACTGGCCCCGCGGGACCGCACATCCCGCGGGGCCGGGTGCCCCAGAACCACGACGATCGGAGCGCCGCGATCCTACCACACCGTCGCCCCTTGGAGGCTCGATGAAGAACCACCTCACGTTCCTGCCAGTCCAGCTTCGCGAGGTCCTCGAGACGATCGTCGCCGAACACCAGTTGAGCGGCGTCCGCGGTGCGATCCTGCTCATCCTGCGCAGCTTTGGGGGAGAGATCGAAGGCCGCGTCCACGCGGGCTTCCCAGGGTTCGAGCCGTGGACGGAGGAGGAGGAGGTCCGCGTGGCGCTCGAGCTGCCCGACGACGTCAAGGGCGAGCTCGACGCCGCGGCCGACCGGCTGCACCTTCGCCGCTCGGCGATCGTCGGCATCCTGCTCGCCATGTACCGCGACCAGCTCCGGGAGCGAATCGCTCTCGGCCAGGCCGCACAGCCCCAACCAACCGAGGAGGCATCCGCACATGCCGAAAACCGCAGCACCTGACCCGACCGTCGTCCCCGTCGAGATCCTGAACCTCGACGGCATCAACCAACTCGCGCTGCTCCTGCGCCACGGCATGAACGAGCTGTGGGGGCCGAACGCCTCGATGAAGACCCGCGCGCGGGCCGCGATCGAGGAGACGGTCGGCTCGCAACGCCACCTCACGGTCGGCGTCTCCGACGCCCGCCGCGACGGCACCGATGCTCTGCTCGGCTCGGCGACCGTGGCCGGCCGGACGCTGACGATCTCGCGCACCGGCGCCGTGTCGCGCTCGGGGGAGATGCTCGCCGACCTCTCGCTCGCCGACACCTCACCTGTGTCGCGTCTCATCGATCCGGGGATCAAGGACCCGTCGGCGAAGCAGCGCGAGCAGTTGAAGGCGCTTCTCGAGCTCGTCCCGCTCCCGGTCACCGAGGACCGACTCCTGAAGGTCGCCGCCGGCGACGAGGAGACGCTCACCTTCCTCGCCGCGGCGATCGAGGAGCGTGAGGTCGGCGACATGCTCGCCGCCGTGAAGATCATGCGCTCCTGGGTCCAGGCGCAGGCCCGCGAGCGCGAGGAGGCGGTCGAACGAGCCGAGCGACGGCTCGGCCAGAGCCGGGGAGCCCTCGAGGAGCGCCTCGAGGAGGCGACGCGGGCGCTGTCGGCAAGCGGCACGCCGGCATCGAAGACGAAAGTCCTCGAGGCCTTCGCCGCGGCGAAGCCGGTCGGCGACGTTGCCAGGGCCAAGGCCATGGCCGACGAGTCGCTCGGCCGGATCCGCTCCGAGCGCCAAGCCTGTCTCGACAAGAAACGCGAGCGGGCCGAGCTCCAGGCGACCGTCGGCGAGGAGCCGGATCTCGAGCCGGTCCGGGTGGAGCTCACCGAGGCGACGGATGCCCACCTCGCCGCCGTCACCGCCTCGAACGACGCGGCACGCACCGTCGAGCGGCTGCGTCGCGAGCTCGCCACCGCGGAGACAGCGGCCGAGGTCGCCGAAGCCGATCGAGAGACGAAGATTCATCACTTCCGGCGTGCCGAGCGACGACTGGAAGAACGACAAGGCGCCCTCGCCCGCTGGACGGAGACGATGGCGAAGCTCCGCGAGGAGCCGACCGGCCCGTCCGAGGAGGAGGTCGACCGCGCCGAGGCCGCGGCGCAAGCCGCCGAACGCAAGCTCACCGTCGCCCGCATCGCCGAACGCTACGCCGAGCTCCAGACGGCGATCAAGGAAACGACCGAGGAGCGCACGCACGCCGAGGTCCGCGCCGAGGCGTTGCGAGGGATCGAGAAGGGCGCCTGGGCGGCTCTCGGCGAGCTCGTCACGGCCGAGACGCGGGTCCCCGAGATCACGATCTACAACGGCTTTCTGGCCTACGTCGGCCAGGACAAGGTCCCGCTCGACTGGAACAGCAAGTACGTCTCGACCGGTCAGCGCAACTCGGCGGCGTTCCGGCTTGGCGCCCGGTGCTTCGGTCCGCACTCGATCATCCAGCTCGACGGCGCGATCTGGGAGACGCTCGAGATCGAGGAGATGATGCAGCTCCACCGCGTCTGCCGGGAGGAGAGGATCTTCGGGCTGACCGAGGTCGCCTCGGCCAGGATCGACGAGCTCCATCACGTTCTCGTCGGCTCGCCGGAGTGGGTCGAGGCCTACCGGATGCTCGCCGAGGCGGCGCAGAAGGCGTCGGAGGCCGCGTGAGGCCGCTCATCCCCAACGTGGCCGTCCTGCTCAGCGCAGACGGCGGCCTCTCGGTCGAACACCGAAAAGAAGCCGGTCTGGGCCGTGCCCAGATCCGACAGATCCCGGGCGGTGAGCGCACCTACGAAATGGTTGGCTTCGTCCCCGTCTTCCAGGAGGTCGTCCCTCGTCGCCGGCGTGCGTCGGCCAGCGACGGGGACCATCTCGGCTATCTCGAACCCACCGACGACTTGCTCAAGAGGACTCGTCCATGAGCGACGAGCGCCGAGCGATGCTGTCCTCGGAGCGGGTCGCCTACGCGCTCGGGGGCACCCAGGAGATCCTCGAGTCGCTACTCCGCGAGGTCGACCACTTCCTCTCTCCCGACCGGCCGAAAAACAAGGCCGCCCGACAAGCTCTGTCCCGAGCAAGCCTTCGCGCCCGAAGTGGGCTACGCAGGGTCCTGGCGCGCCTCGACGACCGCGATCCGCAGTACCTCGAGCTGGACGACGAGATGTTGCAGAAGGCGTCCGACCTCGCCAAAGACGAGATCGTCCGCTCCGTCGTCGCGGAAGACGTCGAGCCGCGGAAGCTCTGATGGCCCGCCGGTCAAAGTCGGAACCGACCAGCCTCGGGCGAAGTCAGACCGCGCTCGCTCGCCACCGCAAGGCGCTCGAGACACTCCACCGCGCCGTGCGCGCAGGCGGCCTCTATGTCTCCCGCGACGAGACCAAGCGCGGGACGGCGCTACGGGCTCTCGACGAACTGCACGACGTCCTCGGCGTCCGCCCCTCCGAGGACCTCCCGGAGAGAGGACACGACAATGGTTGACGGAGAGCGGTACGAAGCCGAGCGATTGACCCGCGCTGCGCTCGGGGAGTTCTCTTACGGCGGCGACCCCGTTCCCGACCTGCTCAACGCCGCTACGATGCTGGTGCCTCCGGGACCGCTCTGGCACACCTGCGAGCGGTTGGTTCTCCAGTACCAGCTCGACAAGTTCAAGCGCGCCGAGGACCTCGAGGGGCAGATCCGGTGGCTGCGAGATGTGCTCCACCGAGCGGAGAAGGAGGCCGCGGGTGGCTGACCGCTCCGGGATCGGATGGACCGACGCCACCTGGAACCCGACGAAGGGCTGCTCGCGCAAGTCCGAGGGCTGCCGCCATTGCTACGCGGAGGCTGTCTCCGCCCGGATCGCCAACGCCACCCAGGCGAAGCTCCGGGCGGTCACCGAGCGCGGGGGCGACGAGAGGGACCGCATCCGCGCCCTGAGCCCCACAGAATCCGCCTACCGAATCGTCGTCCGCTGGCAGCGGGGCGGCGATCGCCCGGCGGACGACGACGACGTGGCGCTTCCGCGCTGGAACGGACGGGTGGTCACCGACCTCAGCGTCTACGAGAAGCCGATCCACTGGAAAAGGCCGCGCCTGATCTTCGTCGACTCGATGTCGGACCTTCACCACGAAGCTCTCGGCCCCGACCATCTCGACATCATCTACGGCGTCATGGCGATCGCCGACCGGCACCGCTTCCAGATCCTGACGAAGCGACCGGACCTGGCCCGTCTCTACCTCAGCGCACCAGAGCGACCGCAGAAGATCCTCGACGCACTGCGTAAGCTCCAGGCGAGCCTTCGCAGACTCGAGGAACCGATTCCAGAGCTCGACGCAGCGCTCGAGCGTTGGGGGGAGACGCTGCCGTGGCCGCTATCGAACGTGATTCAGGGAACCTCCGTGGAGAACCAGGCGCAGGCCGACGGCCGAATCCTCGAGCTGCTGCGGTGTCCGGCCGCTGCTCGCTTCGTCTCCTACGAGCCGGCTCTTGGCCCGGTCGACTACGAGCCGTGGGTCTGGCCGCAGTGCATCCTCACACGCGAGGAGCATGACGCGAACTGCGAGGGCGGACTGTTCTGCGAGGAGCGGCTCGTGGACTGGATCATCGTCGGAGGCGAGAGCGGACCCCAGCACCGACCGATGGAGATCGCGTGGGTCGAGGCCGTCGCCGACGTCTGTGGCGCCAGCGACACCGCCCTCTACGTGAAGCAGGACGCCGGGGCGCGGCCCGGCCAGCAGGGTCGGATACCCGAGCGGCTCTGGGCTAGGAAGGAGTATCCGCCGATCCTCCGGCCGTCCGTGTAGGGGGTCGGCATAACCGAAGGGAGATAAAGGCATGCTCTCACCTGAGCAGGAACGCGCCGCGATGCGAACGGGCGCGCTGGACACGCTGGGCCTCATGGCGATCGTCGCCACCGCGGTCGTGACGTTCGTGCTGCTGCTGCCGTCGCTCGGTGCGATCCTTCTGACCGGCTTCGTCGTGGCGCCTTACCTCTACGAGAGGATCTTGCCCCGGCTGCTGTGGGGGCTTCTGGCCGCGGCGATCACCTTCGGTCTGCTGTGGTGGCACCGGCGGCCGCGGAGGTCCTCGACATGAAGATCATCGGCCAGGGCAGCTACGAGGAGATGATCGTCTTGGCGACGCGCGACGAGCTCGCCCAGATCGCCGGCTACGCCGGCCACTACACACTCAAGACCGAGAACGACGGACGCGGCCTCGAGGTCGGCCGCACGATCCATGTCTCGCGGGCGTACGGCGTCATCCGCACCCTCCGGCTCTCGCCCCGCAAGGTGAGCTCCATCCGCGAGCTCCTAGCCGATGTCGCCGCGGCACTCGAGCCGCTCGAGGACAAGACCGAGGTCAAGTAGCCGTCACAAGACCGAACATCCCGCAGGGCGAAAACGCTCGGCACCCACGATCCGAAGGGAGAGGAGCATGCAGGGTACGGTGAAGTGGTTCAACGCGGAGAAGGGATACGGGTTCATCACGCCGGACGGTGGCGAGAAGGACGTCTTCGTCCACTTCAGCGCGATCGACCAGAGGGGCTACCGCAAGCTCGAGGACGGCGATCGGGTGGAGTTCGACCGGGTCGACGGCGAGCGCGGACCGGCCGCGAAGGATGTCCGCGTGATCGGCTCGACGGCGAGCCCGCCGAAGGACGAGCTACGAAGCGCCATCTACGATCGCCAGGACCGGCGTCAGGGTCGCAATGGTGGCCGCCGGCGCCCGAACGAGCGGCGATGAAAATGAAGCGAGAAGCGATCGAGCAGATGAAGGCAATCCAGGCAGCCGTCGACGGCCGCCACGACCTCGTCTGGGGCTCGATGCTCTACCGCTGCGGTGCCGGCCACGTGGAGAGGATGTACCTCGGTGTCGGCGTCGAGGGTCCGCTGGACCTCCGCGAGGCCGGCACGTACATCCCCTCTCCGTTCATGATCGACTGTCGGACCTGCGGCGAGCCGGCCTCACACGTCAACTGGCAAGGCGACGAGAAGTCCTGGCCCCAGCAGCCGCTTCCGGGCGTCCGCTACTTCGCCGTCCCCCGACGCTGGCGTGCGCGCCACCGGCGCCGCTACGGTTCGGCCGTCTTCTGTGGGGAGGTCAGGTCCTCCGACGACGGCACCGTGGCCGAACCAATCGAGGGTGGCTGTCCTCGACAGGTCGAGGCGACGATGGCCGTCCAACTCGAGCACGTGGCGAGATGGGAAACGGATCGCTGGAGTCGGCCCGGCGAGCGGTGGCCCGAAGGCTCCAAGCCACCGCGGACCTGTAGCTACTGCGGCGGCGTCCATCCCGACGACGCGATCGGGCTCGTCGAGGCGGGCTGGGAAGTGGAGAAGACCGGCAAGATCTACAAGCGCTACCTCCATCCTCCAGGCTACGGCCGCCATGTCAAGAAGCTCATGGCGCTGCTCCGCGAGGACATGCTCGAAGGAGACTCGCAGGAGCCCGAGTTTGTCGGCCCCTCCCTTCCCGTCAAGCTCTACGTGATGCACTTCGACCAAGAGCAGGTCGAGCGGTTCAACGCCGCGGTCCATGCGGGCAGCGCGGCCGAAACTAATGTAAGCTGAGGGGCCTGCGATGCCAATTACCGAGGCACAACGCGCCGGGCGCCGCGCGTCGATCGGCTCGTCCGACATCGCCGCGATCCTGGGGATGGACCCGTTCCGCTCCGCGGCGGACGTCTGGGCCGAAAAGACCTACGAGCTCAAGGACCTCGACGAGAACCGCTCGATCGCGCTCGGCAACCGCTTCGAGCGCTCGATCCTCGAGCAGGCGGCCGAGGACCTGGCGATCGACGTCGAGCTCGACGATCCTTCCCTGCTGCACCTCACGAGCCCGGCGGATCCTCTGTTCCGCTGCCACCTCGACGCCCGGGTTCTTCGTGACGGGCGACCGGCGGCCGAGGCGCTGGAGGCGAAGTGGACCGCGCTTGGCGAGAAGGAGTGGGGCGAGCCGGGCAGCGACCAGGTCCCCAAGCGCGTCATCGTCCAGGTCCACCACCAGATGTTCTGCGGCGAGCTCGAGCTCGTCCGCCCGGCCGTCTTGCTCTCACGGTTCGGTCGACCGGACGTCGAGACGTTTCGCGTGGAACGAAACGAGGCCCTGATCGAGATCCTCGTCGGCCGGGCCCGCGAGTGGTGGCAACGCCACGTCGTCGCCGGCGTGCCTCCCGAAGGCGAGCCGCCGTCCGTCGACGTCCTCAAACGGATCCGCAGGATCCCGCGAAGCGTCGTCCCGTGCGACAAGGAGCTCGTCGACGAGTGGGCGCGCCTGAGGAAGAAACGACTCGACACGGAGAAGGCCGAAACGCGAGCGAAGGCGAAGATGCTCGCCGCGCTCGGCGACGCCGAGGCCGGTGAGTACGGCGATCCGCTCAAGTGGCTGACCTACTTCGAGCAGTCGTCGACCCGGCTCGATCAGACGGCGTTGAAGTTCAACCACCCGGACGTCTACCAGCGCTGTCTACGTTCGGGGACCTCCCGCACACCGCGGATCCAGAAGAAGCGGTGAAACCAGAACCCGAAAGGAGCAGTGACCGATGACCGACGAACCGACGACCGCCACCGCCGAGCCGACCGCCGCCGAGACATTGCCGGCGACGAGAGCCAGCCTCACGAAGACGGACCGACGCACGTTCCTCGAGAAGGTCGTCCCCCCGGAGACGATGGTCGCCCTGCAGGAGGCCCACGATCATTTCTTCGGAGCGCTGCAGAGTCCCGACCTGACCGTGCCGGAACGGACGATCCTCTCGTCGACGGCGCTCGTACGCCTACGGGAGGCTCTGAAGGGTCCGATCCTCGACGCGGTGATCATGCCGCTGATGAACACGGCGATCGGGTTCGACACCGACAAGCATCCGGGCAAGGGCGGCTATGACGGGCCGGCCTATCCGAAGGCGGTGGTCCTCGAGTGCGCCTGCGAGGCGTGGCTTCACGGCCTGCCGCTGATCGGCAACGCGTGGAACATCATCGCGTCGACGATGTACCCGCGCAAGGAAGGCTTCGAGGGTCTGGTGGCCGCCCTCGCCAAGTACACGATCGAGGTCGACGTTCCACCGCTACCGAAGGAGCTCTGGGACAACGGTGGCTACCTCAAGTGCCCGGTACGCATCCAGTACCGGCTCCACGACGACCCGGAGAAGGACCCGGCCGACCCGGAGAAAGAATTTCCGAACCGAAGGTTCCACGGCGTCTACTCGGTCCGGGTCAACCGTCGAAACGTCGTCGCGGTCGAGGCCTCGGAGGGGAAGGCCAAGCGCAAGGCCCTGCGCGACCTCTACCGGGTGATCACCGGCGTCCTGCTGCCGGAGGCAGAGGATCTCGGAGAGGCTCCGGCGGGCATCCATCAGGTCGGCTCGGCCTTCGGTCCGACGCGCACCGACGAGGTCGTCCACGAGCTCCGGACGGACGGCGGCAAACCACAGGCCGAGGCGACCGAGGCGACCGGGGACGGCGAAACCTCACCGGCCGACACGCCGGTCGCCGAGGGTCAGCCGCCGTGGGAGACGATCTCGCCCGACCAGGTCGAGGCGCTGCAGGCGATGCTGGAGAAGCGTGGCGCGTCCGAGTACGAGCTCCTCGAGTCGATCGGACAGGGCGAGATCGCCCAGGTCAAGTTCCTGCCGATCGAGGACTTCGACAAGGCCAGGGACGCGGTCGACCGGCTGCCGAAGAAGAAGGCCAAGAAGGATGAGCCCGCGCAGCGAAGCCTCGCGTAGACCCGAGCCGCGTCGCGACCGTGTCCGGGCTCTTGCCCTACATGCCGCTGTGGGTGACCTCGCTTCTCGACGCGACGAAGGCGATGGCACCAGAGCCTCGGCTCGTCTACTACGAGCTCCTGTTCGTCCATTGGAGCGAGCACTGCGTGCTGCCGGACGACGTCGAGGCTCTCCAACGGCTGGCCCGGCTCACGACCTGGCCCGCGAAACGGTTCCGTAGCGCCTGGAACAGCCTCCAGGCCGGCGGGAAGACCAAGCGGCCGAAGTTTGTCGGCGACCACTTCGGCCTCTACAACCCGCGCGGGCGGACGGTCTACCGGGAGTCGATCGAGAAGGTCGCCGCGGCGCACCTGGGCTCGCTCAAGCAGCACGGCTGCCCCGAATGCCGGGCCCGCGGCCAGAAGGTCGACCTCGGGGACGGATGGCTCCGGCTCTGCCCGCGCTGTGGCGTCGACCTCTGGCTGCGCTTTCCGCACCTGCCGTGGCTGCCGTCGTTGCTCCCGCCGATACCCACCCGCGGCCGGGTCGTGGTGCCGCGGAGCGTTCCCCGCGACGTGGAGCGGGAGGCTTACGCGCTGGCCGTCGAGGAGGCCTTTCTGACCGTTCTCTCGACCGCGCGTACCCTCAGTCCGACGGAGGGTGAGATCATCCTCGAGTGGTACGCCCAGGGCATCCCGCTCGAGATCGTCGTCACCGCCATGTCCGAGGTCGCGAGCCGTCGTGGACGTCGGCCGCAGCGTCTCGCCTACTTCCGCGGTGTGGTAGCCGAGCAGTGGGCGGCTCACCAGAAGCTCACCGCCGCGGCGACACCTGTCGAGCCGGTGGCGGCCGCCACGGAGTCCGTACTCTGGTCCGAGATCCTCGAGCGGCTCCAGGCTAGGCTCGGGGTCGAGGAGGTCGCAGCGTGGCTCCGGCCGCTCGACGTCGTCGAGGAGACACCGAGCTCGCTGGTCCTCGCGGCGCCCAACCCCTCGTTCCTGCACCTGGTCATGCGGTTCCGAGAAGCCATCGCGCTCGCCGCCGGCGAAGGCGTCTCCGTGCGCCTCGTCGTCGCCGACGCGGAAACGCGCTAGACTCAGCCACCCGAAAGGAGGCATCCCATGCGGAGGTTCACCCTGGCGGCTCTCGCGGTCGTCACCCTGGCCTGCAGCGGCGGCACGATCAACTCCGAGTCGATCGGCGGCCGGGTCATGTCCGGCGCGCGCCGAGCGGTCGGCGCGCAGTCGGTCGCGGCCGACCGCGGCGTGGTCCTGACCTCGCCGGCGCCGGCCGCGGCCGGCAGCCTCGAGCAGCAGGTCGAGATGTGGTCGGAGCTGCGCAACGCTCGCACGCTGGTCCGGTTCGGCGCCGCCGACGCGCGTCAGGTCCAGGACGCGATCGACTTCGGCACGATCCTGACGATCACGTCGGCCGCGGCGATCGACGGACCCGGCGTGTTCGCCCAACAGTGGAAGGCGAACAACGAGATCCCCGACCCCTACCTGTCGCTTCTCTACGCGGCCGTCCGCGGCACGCTGGTTCCGGTCCGGGTCGTCGAGCGATCGGCGCCGCCGCTGGAGGACGCGATCATCCTTCAGACCGCCGAGCCGATCATCGAAGTCCGGCCCGACCCCGCGGCCGAAGCTGCGATGCGGCGCGCGCTCGAGGAGCTCGACGAAGTCGTCTCCGAGTTCGAGGCCGCCGGCATGCCGGTGTCGATGTACGATGGCGCCATCCGGGCGCAGATGGCCCTCAACAACTACCTGACGAGGAGATCCCGTCCATGAAGCGCACGCTCGCCGTACTGGCCCTGCTGCTCGCCGGCTGCTGGACCGGCTGCTCCTACACCGACGAGGGCGACCAGCTGCCCCCGCCGACCGCGCCGGGCCCGCCGACGCCGTGTGTCACGACGGCGCCGGAGGACGAGCGGCCCGACGTCGTCAACGCCATCGTCGACCCGGACGGCTGCGTGGCGGGCGACTGTGCCGCCTCGTACGCGGTGACGGCCGCCGGCGCCGCCCGCTTCTCTTGGTCCTTCGTCGGCGGCTCGCCCGCGAGCTCCGAGGCGCAGAGCGGCGTCGTCGTCTGGCGCGGTGTGACGTCCCTGCCGACGCAAAAGTCCTGGTCGTCCACGGCCTGCGGCTGCGCCCGCGAGAACGACCAGGCGAACCGAAGCTGCACGACGGTGACCGGGACGGTCATCTTCGAGTAGCGAAGGGGACCCCCCATGACGATCACGAGCGATCCCATGTTCGTCCTCGGCACCGTCTTCGCGACGGCCGCCGCGCCAGCGATCACCGAGCTGATCAAGATCTACCGCATCCCGAAGGGACTCTCGCCCTGCCTGACGTCTCTCGTGGCGATCGCGCTCTACACGATCGGCTGGTTCATCAACCCGGACGGTGGCACCTACGGCGAGTACCTGCTGGTCGCGCTGTCGACCGCGGGTGTCTCGACGGCGAGCTTCAGCGTCGCGCGGCTCCAGGAGCCGATGCGCCAGATCCGCGACCGAAGGGAGGCCGCCGCGGAGCACGAAGCCGCCCGCGAGAACCTGCGCCGAGCGGCGCCGCCGCGCGAGGAACGTCTCGCCCGGGCGCTGCCGGCGCAGGGACCCGAACGCGCCTGAGGAGACGTTCCGCCGGTCGGTGGCCGAGCTGCGCCCTCGATCCCGGCCGGCGGACCGCCCTCCCTTGATCCCGGGCCGACTATCGTATATACTTCTCTTGTGAGGCTGGAACCCCAGAACCCCGAACCGATGGAGGGCCACCGCACATGGCCGATCCGCACCCCACCCCCGTTGTCCGTCGTCTGAAGCGCTGGTGGCAGAAGGCGCGCTGTCGCCGGCTCGGACACCGCTACCATCCAACGCGGGACGGCGTTTCCGAGGTCTGCCGGCGTTGCGGTGACGTCGCCGCGATGAGCAGGTTGGCCCGGCGATGATCGTCGCCGTCTCGAAAAAGTTCCTCCTCGAGGAGCTCGAGCTCGCGGCGAAGTGGCTCGGCAGGGAGACGACGAAGATCGAGCTCCGGGCCGACGGCTCGGGCCTGTCGCTTCGCGGCTCCGCAGTCAAGCGGAGCGCCCACCTGCCGCTTCTCCCGAGCCGCGTCCTTCGGACGGGCACCCTGACGATCGACATCGACGAGCTACGCCGCGGCGTGAAGGCGATGCCCCAGGGCGAGTTCACGCTCGTCGTCGAGACGAGCGACGACCCGCGGAAGCGTTCACACACCGTGCGGCTCAAGACGAGCGAGCGGTCAGTGGTTCTGTCCGGCCGGCTCGGCGGGGATCCCGTGGCGGAGCTCTCCCTTCCGAGCGCCGTCTACGCTCACCTGCCGCTCGACGTCCTTCGTGAGATCGCCGTGCGCGTCGTCACGGCGGTGAGTTTCGAGGAGAGCCGCTTCCAGCTGCAGAGCGCCCACTTCGAGCATCGGCGTGACCAAAAGCTGACGACGCTCGACGTCTGCGCGACCGACGGCCACCGGCTCGCTCACTGTCGCCTGGCGATTCCGCGGGAGTCCGATCGGGCGGCGGCCTGGCTTCCCGGCGAGGGCGAGGCGAACGTCCACGGGAGGATCCTCCGCGAGATCGCGGGCTTCGAGGGTCTGAGCGGCATCGAGACGGAGCTGCGCTGGTCGCCGGACGAGGAGATCGTCGGGCTCGTCGTCGACGGCCGGAGGTTCGCCCATCGTAGCGACGACCGAACGTTCCCCGATTGGCGACGGCTCGTCACGCACGACTACCCGCTGGCGCTCTCCGTCGATCGTGCTGCGCTCGTCGACTCGATGAAAGCCGCGGCTCTCGAGGTCATGGCCCACGTCGTCTCGTTCACCTTCACCCCGAACCAGCCGACCGTGACGATCAGCGGCTGGCGCAGGCGAGGCGACCCCGTCTACGAGGACGCGATCGAGTTCCTGAGCGAGCCCGAGGAGGCGGTCGCGTTCAACATCAACCCGCGCTATGTGCTGGAGGCGGCGGAGTCCTTCGCGCCGGCGACGACGGTGCTTCTGGAGCTCAGGCCGAGCAAGCTCGGGCCGGAGCCCGAGAAGGTCCTCGACGCGATCGTCTTTCGGCCCACCGGCGCGGTCCCTCAGCCCTACGATCTTCAACCCCTTCAACTCATCATGACGTGGAGGTAGCCGTCGATGGCGACCCAGAAGTTCGAGAAGTCGACCCGCGTGCTCGTCGTCGTTCCGGAGGCTCTGGTCGAGCGGATCGACGCCGTGCTCGCGCTGGTCCAGAAGGCCGACTGGAAGGGCCGGCCGAAGGTCTGGACACGCTCGGAGCTGCTCCGGGAGGGAGCCCGACGTCTGGTCCGCGACCTCGAGCGCGGGCGGTTCCGGCCGCTCCCCGACGCCGAGCGCGCCGGCGAGGCCACGATCCTCGAGGTCCGCACGCCGGAAGGAGACACCTGATGGAGCGCAGCTACATGGTTTTGGTCACCGTCACGTCGACCTTCCTCCCCGAGCCGCGACAGCAGCAGCTCGAGAGATCTGTCCGTTGCGCGGTCGAACACTCGACCGCACGGGACGCCCTGGGCGAGGCACTGACACCACCGTGGTTCGACGTCTCGCTGCGCTATGGCGGTCCGCTCCGCTACGAGCTCGTCGTCGACGACTGCGCGCCGGCGCTGATCGACGACCTCGAGGAGTTTCTCGAGGCGAATCGTGATGGCCTCGGGCCGGACGAGGTCGAAGCCATCCGAGGGCTTTTCCCCGGCCAGTCGTTCCGCTTCGGCGGCGGCGCCGCTCCAACCGTCGACGTCGTCTGCCAGGCTCCGCGCATCGCGTGATGCCTGGCGCTGGCGAGTGCGACCGCTGCGACGGCCGCGGTTGGATCGTCGATCGCGACCGGGGAGCCGGCAGCGCCAGGCGCTGCCCTTGCTCGTTCGACGTCCGGCGCCGGGCGCTTCTGGCGTCTCTCGCCATCCCGCCCAAGTACGCGATGGCCTCGTTGGACGGCTTTCGGACCGACCACCAGGACGCCGACGTCGCCGCGACGCTTCTCAGCGCGAAGGCGGTCAGTCGCCGCTACCTCGACCACTTCCTCGACGACCGGACGGGTGAGCTGCGCACGAGCGGGCTCGTCTACGTCGGTCCGCCGGGCGGTGGCAAGACCCACCTGGCCACGGCGGTCCTGCGCGCCGTGGTGACCGACTACGCGGTGACGGGGCGGTTCGTCGACTTCACCGACTTTCTCGCCCGCGTGCGTTCCACCTACGCCCAAGGCTCGGACGAACGGACGGAGGAGGTCATCTCGCCCCTCCTGCGAGTGCGCGTGCTGGTCCTCGACGAGCTCGGCGCGCAGAAGCCGACCGACCACACGGTCGAGACGCTCTACCGGGTCATCAACACCCGCTACACGCAGCGGCTGCCGACGATCTTCACGAGCAACTACCGCTTCGAGCGCGACGTGCCGGCCTCGCTCCACAGCCGGCTCGCGGCCCCGCTCATCAGCCGCATCCTCGAGATGGCCCACCAGGTCCCGGTCGGCGGGTGGGACTACCGCGCCGAGGTCCTCCGCTACCGTGCGGCTCCCTGACCAAAGATATATACTTCCCTTATGGAGACACCGATGCCCGACGACCGCGACGACGAGCCCTTCACCACCGATCGCCCCACGATCTACACCCTCGGCTACGGGGCCGGCTGGTCCGACGCCGAGATCCGAGAGGCGATCGCGCGCACCCGCGGCTTGCTCGTCGACATCCGCTACAAGCCGACGAGCCGCGACCCGCGCTGGCGTAGGGCACGGCTCGAGCGCACGTTCGACCTCCACTACCTCCACCTTCGCGAGTTCGGGAACGAAAACTACAAGGGCGGCCCGGTCAAGCTCGTCGCGCCGGAGCTCGGCGTCGAGAAGATCAGAAACTTCCTCGGGCGGGGCCTCCATCCGATCCTCATGTGCGCTTGCAAGACCGCGCGCCACTGCCACCGCCGGGACGCCGGCGAGCTCGTCGCCGAACGGCTCCACGCCCGCCTGGTGCATCTCGAGCCGCAGGCATTCCGTGATCCGGGCCCGCTCCTCGCCTGAGCTCCCGTGAAGGACTGGATGGGCACCGTCAAGCAGCTCACCCGAGACTGCGAGGGCTGCTGCTTCCACGCCACCGGCCCGATCGCCGACGCCGTCCGCCGCGTCGAGCCGCGCGCGCAGGGCGAGCCGCTCTGTCTATGGGGCGTGGCGGTCAAGCGGCTCGTCGGCGAGCCGGAGACGCACTGCCGGCTCAACCGGCAGAAGGCGACCGGGACTTGGCTCGAGCGGATCCAGAGCTCCCAGGTTCCCGGCCGGCCGCCCCTTCGCTACTTCGGGTCGAAGTGGCGGCTCGCACCGTGGATCGCGGCGCACTTCCCCGCCCACAAGTGCTACGTCGAGCCGTTCGGCGGGGGACTCTCTGTCCTGCTCCGCAAGCCGCCGTCGACGTTCGAGTTCGTGAACGACCTCGACGACGTCGTCGTGACGTTTTTCCGTGTGCTCCGAGAGAGACCATTGGACCTGCTCCGGGCCATCGAGCGGACTCCCTTCGCGCGTCGGGAGTTCGAGTTTGCCCGCGAGCCGGTCGCCGACGGCGACGAGCTCGAGATCGCCCGCCGTCTCTACGTGCGCGCCTGGCAGGGACGCGGCGGTCTCCGCACGCAGTGGAAGACCGGCTGGCGGGTCTGGAAGCACGACGTCCGGGACCGGCCTCCGCCGGCGGACTTCCTCGACACGAGCCACCTCGAGATCGTCGCGCGGCGGCTGCGCACCGTCGCGATCGACTGCGACGACGGCCTGAATATCATCCGCCGCTACGACAGCGCGGAGACGATGTTCTACGTGGACCCGCCGTACCTGGCCGAGGTCCGTTCGGTCCGCTGGCGACGGAAGGCCTACGCTCTGGAGTTCGACCGGCCGCAGGATCACGAGCGGCTCGCCAGGGCGCTTCAGAGGGTGCGCGGCATGGTGGTGCTCTCCGGCTACCCGTCGCCGCTCTACGAGAGCTTGTACGAGGCCCGAGGCTGGCAGCGACGCACGCTCGAGGCGAACACGGAGAGCGGGATGCGGACCGAGGCGCTGTGGTTCAACCCGGCCGCGGTCGCGCGGGGCATCCACCCGCAGATGGAGCTGTTCGATGGCTAGACGCCGCCGGCTCGCGGCTCCTTCCCCATCCCCCACCCCAACGATCGACGCTCGACGTACGACGCCGACCTGTTTCATCTGCTTCGAGCGGGCGGCGCTCGAGAACGGGCTCTGCGGTCCTTGCGGGCGCGATCGGAAACGGTTTCTCCGGGAAATCGCCCCTCGTCCACAACCGTAATATTTTCTTTCGGAAAACCCCTTGACATCGGCGGCCATTCGTATATACTTCTCACATGACACACGGACAGGAGGCCCCGATGGAACAGCAGTCGATCAGCTTTCCCGAGCCCACGCAGTTCCGCTCACCGTTCAACTTCTACGGGGACCAGGTCCTCGCGACGGTGGACTCGACCCGCCGCGGTCTGGTCGTCACCCTCAACCTCCCTCACCTGCCGGCGGTCACGGTGTCCGAGGACAACCGCGGGTCCGCCCACGTCGCCGAGGTCTCGATCCCAGGCCCCGGCGCCCGCAGCAGCCTCGCCGCGTCGGTCTACGGCTCGCTGATCAAGGTCGAGGCGAACATCGCTCTCCGGATCGACACCGTCCCGCTCACGCTGGACCGTCGCGGACGGCTCTACCTGAGCGACGACATCGACGCCTGGTACAAGGCCTAGAGGAGAGACATGGTCTTCGTCGAAATCGAGGGCACCGACTGGACTCCAGCGGTCGAGACCACCCTCGGCGGTCTGCCGATCGTCGACGGTCTGGACCCGACCGTCCTCGAGCTCACCCCGAGCGAGCTGGCAGCCATCGAAGGGCTGGTCCCGAGCTACCGGATTCTTCCCGCCGCGCAGGTGCACGCGCGACGGGCAACGACGGCCCCCGCACGGCCGAAACCGCAGTCCCACCAGAACCACGGAAGGAGACGAGCATGAGCACCACCACCCCCACCGGCTGGACCACGACGCAGGACAACGGCAAGGCGAAGTTCACGCGCGACGAGGGCGGCGGCGCCGTCTACTGCCCCTCCAAGAAGTGGGTCGTCGAGATCGGCGGCGAGGTCGTCCCGCGCCGCTACTTCGGCGAGCCGACCGCCGCGATCGCCGCCGCCGAGAAGATCCTCGCCATGCTGGCCCCGAAGCCGGCCAAGGCCAAGGGCGCCAAGAAGGCCGCGCCGGCGACGGCCCCGGGCGATCTCCGCTACCCCGCGGTCGCGCCCGACCAGGACCCGGAGTTCGGCAAGCTCGTCGGATGGGAGTTCGACGGCGACGACGTCGTCGGCGCCCACGGCCGGCTCGAGAAGACGCCGACCGGCGGCGCGTGGCGGGCGCTGCTGCCCGACGACGAGCCGCTGCGCGGGCCCGGCGGCGGCGCGCGGACCTTCACCCTCCCGAGCGCGGCCGCCCGCGCCCTCGAGTCCGCCGCCGCGTGACCGCCGGCGCCGGGGGTTGCCTCTCGCCTCCGGGCGGGGGGCAGCTCCAGGCGGCCGGATGGACCGGTGCAGGAAGGGAGGACCCGATGGCTGATCGTCGCTTGAACCTGTCGCTCGCCACCCGTTCGGCGCTGCGATTCCACGGCCTCGAGGGCCTCGCCGCCGTCGCGGATGGTCTCGAGGCGTTCCAGAGCGGTGACGACGAGGACGACCGCTGGTGCCGGTGGGTCGCCCATGTGATCCGCGCGGCCGTCTCGGTCGACTACACGATCGGCGCCGACGCCAGGGTTCAGATCGGCGAGCTGTGGCACGCCGTCGACGAGGCGCTCTCGCCGCGCCCCGGCAGCCGCGTCCGCTTCGTGGTCGGCGACGACGAACGCATGCACGTCGAGCTCGTCACCGTCGACGGCAAGCGCTACAGCGGCACCCTCGGCCGCCTGAACGGCGAGGAGAGGACCGAATGACCCCGCGCATCTACCGGATGGTCTGTGTCCATCCCCGCCACGACGAGCCCTGTCCCCAGCCCTGCTCGGGCTGCGAAGCGGACTGCGGCGCCGACTACGTGATCCCGGTCGGCGCCGTCCTCCCGGATGGCTGGACGGTCCCCACGGTCGACAAGGAACGCGCGCGGTGGAGCCACAGCGCCGACCTGTGGCCCGTCGCCTCGGTTCAGGGCGTCGTCGTCGCGTGGGCCATCCCGCTCGATCCGCAGTCCGCCACGCCGGACCGCGGCGCCTGCGCCCAGGAGTGAGGAGCCGATGGACCCCGCCCGCTACCACACGGCCCTCGAGACGATCGGTTCGTTCCGCGCCAGAAACCACGACGCCGGCTGTCTTGCGGGTGTGGGAGAGGCCCTGCGGCGCTTCCGGCAGGCCAACGGCGAGAGTCAGACCGCGGTCGCCGCGCGTGCAGGGATCACCCGCTCGATGCTCTGGACCTACGAGCAGGGCAACACCTACCCCTCGGTCGAGACGCTCGGTCGCGTCCTCGACGCGCTAGGAGCGTCGCTGGAGGATTTGGCCGATCTTCTTCACACCATCCAGGGCCGTCGCTGAGAGGAGGTTCCGTTGCCCTACGAAATGCCGCCGCTGCGAGTTCTGGCGACCGTCGAGCTCGAACGCGGCACCGTGTACGCCGTCGCGACTTGGCTTCCGGTCGGGCAGAGGGTCTGTCTGTTCGACCCGCGGAAGCACCGACCCGTCGCCACGATCTTGAGGGTTGCGACCCTCGAGGACGCGTGCGACCGAATCCACCGCCGCTGGCACGATCGCGGGCTGTTCTGGCTCTGCGAGGACCCGGTGGCTATGTCCAGGGAGGAGAGCTGATGTTCGACGAAACCGATCTGATCTACGAGTACACCCCGCAGCAGGCCGTCGACGACGGCGTCTACGTCGACTGCCGCGAGGAACCCTGGCGCGACGTCACCGCGCAGCACCTGGGCCCGACCCTCCCCGTCTACATGACCCAGGGCGTCTACGGCCTGATCGAGGAGGCCGTGCAGCAGGGCCGCCAGGACCCCAAGGGGATCTGGCACGACATCCTGTCGGTCGCCCTCGGCCTGGGCTCGCGTCCGCTGCCGGAGAACGAAGCGGTCCGCGTCCCCGTCCGCATTGGCCGCCGCTCGGCCGACCTACGAATCCGTCTGAGCGGCAGCCGCTCGGACGGCTACGTCACGGTGTATCTACCCGAGGAGGACTGACACCCATGCTGACCCAGCACCAGTATCTCGCCCAGGCGATCGACTCCCCGGCCTGGGAGGCCTACCGCGCGGCGAACGGCTTCGCGGGGTCACAGGAGACGCTCGACCGCGCGTGCAGCGGCGAGCACGCCGCGATCCTCGAGGTCCGGATGCACATCGCTCGCTGCGCCGCCGGCGATGACGGCCTGAGCCGCGACGGCTCGACGTCGGAGGCCCGTCTGGACGCAGCGCGGTCCATCGTGCGGCAGTGGCCTGTCGAGACGGCGTCGACCTACATCCTGACCAGCCTCGGCAACGTTCTGAGGTTGCTCGAAGACCGCCCGGAACACGCGATCGAGAAGCTGTTCCCCGAGGCCGACGAGCAGTACCAGTGGCAGTGGCGCCAGCGCTCGCCCGCACGCTTCTGGTATCACCTGGACAGCGAGAACCGCTGTCGGTTGGTCGGGATCGCGAACGCGCGCTACCTGGAGACGTCATGAGGGAGGAAGGCAAGCCGGCCGACCACTCGTCCATCAGCGCCTCGGGCCCGCAGCCTGCCGTCGCGGCGAACCCCGGCGGCCCGATGAGCGCGCCGCGCTATCCCGCCTACATCCTGCGCCGCGGCGGCCTCGGAGCCGGAGCGGCGATCCTCGAGGCGCGGGACGCCTCCCTGAAGCGCCTGGACCCGCGGCTTGATCTCAGGAACCACAGTCCGACCGGCTTCGAGTGGGGCTATGGAGGCTCGGGGCCGGCGCAGCTAGCTCTCGCGATCTGCGCGGACGCGCTGCGTTCCAGCGATGCGCCTCCGCTGCGGTTCTACCAGAAGCTCAAGTTCGCGGCGGTCGCTCGCGTACCGCAGAACGTCACTCCGTGGGCGATGCCCAGATCGGCGGTCCTCGACTGGATCGAGGCCGTCGCCGACGGCCGTGAGCCACCGAGCTTCTCGCTGTCGGCTCCCGACGAGGACGGCATCCGCTGGATGGAGCTCGCGCCGGCTGGCTGGCGTGCGGCGCCGGACGGCTCACCGAGCGAACGATGACCCTCCCGCCCCTCATCCCTTGCGCCTGGTGCTCCGAGGAGCTCGAGCCCGGGCAGCGGATGTGTCCAAGCTGCGACGGGGACCAGGACGTCGACGAGATTCCCTGCACCCGCTGCGACCAGACCGGCGTTCTCGACGCGCTGGACACGGCCGCCGTCACCCCCGCCACGATCTCGCCACCCTACCGTCCTGGGCGTTGCCCCGACTGCAAGGGCCGCGGCCGGATCGAAGCGCCTTGCGCCGTCGAGCGGGTCCGCGCCCTCGACGCTCTCGGAGGCTCGACATGAAGCTCGCGTACGCGCTGTGCTGTCAGGACATCTTCCGCCTGCCGGACGATGGCACCGTCCGCCGCTGCCTCTGCGGCCAAGCCCGCGGCGGGGCGACCGACGATGGCGAGCGGCGCCACGCCGTTCTCAGCGAGAACACGATCGCGCTCGGGATCGCCGACGACCGTCTCGCAGCCGCGGTGGAGGCCCGTCGAGCCATCGACAGCGAGAGCGCGGACCCAGGGCTCCAGCCGATCTTCAACGGACGGCCAGGCCGAGCGGGCCTCGGCGTGCGGGTCGATCTCTACCTCATCTCGCGCCACGCACGAACCGTCCATCGGGTCCCGCTCGATGGCCCGTCGGAGGGTTAGACGCGGCGGCGGAAACCATTGCAAACCCCACTTGACATGGCGGCTAACTCGTATATACTTCTCTCATGACAAACGGCAACATCAACCCGAAGGAGGTCGCCATGTCCGCCACGATCGTTTTCGACTTCGACGTCGCCAAGGAACGGCTCGAAGCCGACCCCGTTCTCCCGTTCGCCCCGTTCGGCTTCACGGGCGGGTACGGACTCGAGCGGCGCCACCTGGTCGACGCGATCCGGTCCGGCAAGGTCGCCGCGGCCGAGATCTTCTTCGAGCAGCTCGTGGAACAGTCGCTGCTCGACGCGATCGATGCCGGCGTCGCCACCACCCGCGCGCAGGCCCTCGAGGCCTTCGCCGAGTACTTGGCCCACCAGCCCGAGTGGCGCCCGTTCGTGCGCGGGATCTGACCGATGACCAGCACGCAAGAGTGGTCCGGCCACCCGGCCCCCGACGATCCGGACAACGTCTGGATCGACGACGTCACCGGCGAGCGGGTCGACGCCCGCACCGGCGAGCGCACCCCGGTCCGGCCGCAGATCACGTTCCCCTACCGAGGCGTCGAGTACACCCGGGATCAGCTCCAGGCGGTCTTCAACCTCGTGGCGAACGCCGAGAACTGGAAGCTCCCGATCGACACCGTGCTCGTCCCCGGGGCCGCGACCAAGGCCTCGATCGAGGCGGCGGTCATCTTCTTGACCGGCTCGATCCCGACGATTCGCGAAGTCACCGGCTACGTCACCCACCGCGACGGCCTAGTCGCGATGCCGATGCAGCTCTGGCAGGTGACAGCGGACGGCTACTACAAGGCGATCGGTCCATGAACGCTGCGGACCTCGGAGGCCTCCAACCGCTGACCGACGACGAGGCGGCGCTGATCTACCACGTCCATAGCTGGGGCTCGCCGGGCTACCCGATCCAGAAGGTCGGCCGAAGCTGGCACATAGGGCCGTTTCGATCCTGGAGAGGGATGCCGTCGTGCTCGACGAAGCGTGAGGCGGTCGCGCGGTTCGAGAAATGGCTCAACCTCGCGCTCGAGCGCTGGAGGGCGATGAAGGCCGCCCGGCCGGAGCTCATCATGACCGGCGTCGGAATCAAGGACCGGGAGAGCCGATGACACTCGCTGAGTATGTCCGCCGACACCGCGCCGAGATCGACGCCGTCATCCGCGCCCAGGCACCCCACGTCGAGCTCAACGACGAGGATCGCGTCGAGTGGATCCGCAACGACGAAACGCTCTACCGCCAGGCGATCGCCGCCGGCGTGAGGAGGCTCTGACGCCATGCCCGTCTACGACGTGTACGAGGTTCAGGAGATCATCGAGTGGGAGCGGTTCCGCTACCGGGTCGAGGCCGACTCGCCGGAGGAGGCCCTCAAGGCGATCTCCGGCGTCGATCCCGAGTCCTGCGGAGAGTTCGGCGAGGCGACGTTCGAGCGCTCCGGCTGGGCCGTGCGCCCGGGCGGCAAGCCCGAGACACCCGGCGACGACCCGTGGGAGGAAGCCGCGGCCGAGCTCGGCAAGCTCGTCGACGGTGAGGCCGCGCCGTGACCCAGGCCACCGACCTGGTCGCTCGACACCAGGGCACCCTACGCGCCAACGTCACGCGCGTTCTGCGCGCAGCCCCTCGCCGCTTCGAGGTCGAGGATGTCACGCAGCAGACGTGGATCCGATTGCTCGAGCGGTTCGGCCCGGATCTCGACGGGCTCGCCGAGCTCGACGAGGCGAGCGCATCGGCCTACGTGGCCGCCGCGGCCAGGAACACGGCCTGCGACTGTCTGCGGCGCGCGCGCAGGGTCCGCAACGGCCGCAACTGGCTCCGCGACGACGCCGGTGCGGAGTCCGTAGCCGATCCGACACCGCACGCCGACCATCGGCTCATCGCCGAGCAACTGAGGACCCAATTCCGCGCCGAGCTGCTCTCCATCGCCACACCCCGCACCGCGGCGATCGTGGTGCACGCCGTCGTCGACGGCTACGGCAGCCGCCGCATTGCCGAGGACCTCGGCGTCACCACGTCGACCGTGGATTCCGCCGTCTCGCGGGCCCGTCGGGCTCTCGCCCAACGAGGCCTCACAATCCCCCGCCGAGCCGGCCACGATCTACCTTGCTCCGAGAGATCCGACATGACCCACGATGAGGAGATCCTCGAGCAGCGCGCGACCGAGCGCTTCGACGCCGCGCTCCGCAATGGCGACGCCCGCCGCGCCGCACGCATCCATGCCCTCTTTCGCCCGCGGCCGCCGGACGTTGGCGACGAGTCGATGGACGCCGACGTCGCAGGCTGTTTCGACGCCGTCGAGCTCACCGTCCAGGAGATCGCCTGATGCCGCTCCGCTCCGATGTTCAGACCCAGGAGGTCGAGGACGCCATCGTCGCCGCGGCCGAGCGTCATCGGAAAACCCGCGTCCTCGAGCAACACCGGTCCGTCTACGAACACGGCCACTGGTGGCTCATCGCCGACGACCCCGTCGAGGACAACGTCGTCGTCTTCGACGTCGTCGACGCCGAGGGAGGCGAAAGCGTCGACGGCTTCGACTTCGAGCTCCTGCCATGATCGAGATCGTCGACGAGCCGGTCCGCCGCTTCGACTCGAACCACGAGCTCGCGAAGCGGATCGAGCGCAACGCCTCGGCGCTCTCGGCCCGCAGCCGAGCCGCGATCGCGCTCAACCTCTACCACCTTCCGGCGGGCGAGGGCCTGAGGGTCAAGGATCTCGCGGCGGCGATCGGCCTCAGCGCCGGCCGGACGTCGGACCTGGTCCACGAGCTTCACGAGCGTCGGCTGGTGGAGTGGGAACGCGCCGGGCACGGTCGCGCCTACCGCCTGACCGAACGCGGCCGGCGCTACGTGGACCTCATGGCCTCCCCTTGATGGACGCCGACAACCTGATATACTTCTCACGCCGACTCACGGTTCCCCGGAGGCACCGCACATGCCCCGACGCAGCACCCACCCACCTGTCAGTCCTCCAAAAACTAGCGCTCCCGCGAGGAAGCGTCCCTACCTGAGCGCGAGGGTCCTCGAGGGGCTCGAGCTCCTCGCCGGCCGTGAGTCGGTTCGTCTCGAGTCCCGAGGTCTGCTCGACGCCGAGGATGAGCTCATCGCCTCGGCGGTCGACTACCTCGAGCGCTTCGTCGCCAGCCGGCGCCGACAGCGCGCCGCGAGGACGGGCTCGCGTAGTCCCGTACCTCAACCCCCACCCCACGACACCGCCGAACGGCGGGAGTAGGAGGCCGTCGATGGACAGAGCGTTGCAGTTTCAGGAGCTGCCCCTGGCAGCTCTGACCCCCGGCCCGTGGAACACACGGGTCATCGACCCGGACGACCCCAGCCTCGACGAGCTCGCGACGTCGGTCCAGTCCAAGGGCGTCCTCGAGCCGATCATCGTCCGCAAGAACCCCCAGGACGGCACGGGCTACCAGATCGTCGCCGGCGAGCGGCGGTGGATGGCCGCGCGCCGCGCGGGCCTCGAGACGATCCCGTCGACGATCCGCGAGATCTCCGATGAGGAGGCGATGGAGATCTGCGTCATCGAAAACCTCCAGCGCCAGGACCTGAGCCCGCTCGAGCAGGCGCGTGGCGTCGAGATCCTGCTGTCTCGAGACGGGTCGTCACCGGAGGCCGTGGCCGTCGAGATCGGCCGTTCACCGGCCTGGGTGGCCCAGCGCGCGGCGATCGCCGGCGGGCTCACCCCGGAGTGGAAAGACGCCGTCTCGCACAGCGAGCGCCCCCAGGCCCTGCTCACCGCGGCGCATCTGCTGCTCGTCGCCCGTCTACCGCCGAACGTTCAGGCGGAGATCCTCGACGACGACGAGATCTGGCTCGACTACGAGTGGGACCCGGCGAAGGGCCGACAGCGCAGCAGGCCGCGCCCGCCGACCGTCGCGGAGCTCCGCAAGCACGTCGAGCACTACCAGCGCAACCTCAGCGCGGCGCCCTGGAAGCAGAAGGACGCCGAGCTGGTGCCGGCCGCCGGTCCCTGCAGCACCTGTCCCAAGCGCTCGGGCGCGGCGCCGCTTCTCTGGACCGACGACGAGCTCGTCGCGATCGGCGCGAAGGACAAGAAGCCGAAGGCCGCCCCGGACCTCTGCACCGATCCGGACTGCTGGCACGAGAAGATGGTGGCCCACATCGCGCGGAAGGCCGAGGAGCTCAAGGCCGAGCACGGGGAGGTCGTCCTGGTCTACAGCGGTTACGGCCGGGCGCCATCCGAGTACCCGAAGGCCAAGCGCCACGACGCTTACAAGCTCGAGGCCCAGCCCGCCGAGGGCCTGGTCCCGTGCGTCGTCGTCAACGGTGTCGAGGCCGGCCACGTCTTCTACGGCCAGACCTGGGCGTCTAGCGAGGCCGGCCAGAAGGGGAAGGGCAAGGCGGCGCCCGCCGGACCGACACCGCTCAAGGAACGCCGCCATCAGCTCCTGCGAAGGCGCCAGAAGCTCGCGGTCGAGCGGCTCTCGGTCGAGATCGCGAGGGCCCCGATCGAGGCGCTGCCCAAGCCCGACGTCGTCCTTCGGCTCGTCGCGGTGATCGGCACGGACTCGAAGCAGGGTTCGATTCCGTCGCACGGCCTCGAGACGTGGCCGTGGCGCGAGAGCAACGTCTCCGAGGCCTGGAAGGAGATCGAGCTCGGCCCGTTCGGCTCGACGACGTGGAAGATGTTCGAGGCCCACACCCCCGAGACGGCCGCGGTCGACGTCTGGCGTCAGATGCTCGCCGTCTTCGCTCAGCGGCTCACCTACGCCCCGCATCGGAGCACCGAACGCCAGTGGTACGAGATCTGCCGGCTCGCGGAGCTCGTCAGCGTCGACCCCGAGCCGATCTGGAGCGCGGTCGTCGAGGAGTTCCCCGAACCGAAGGCCTGGGCCAAGCTCAACGAGGACGGCACGCCGAAGGCCGCGGCCGCCGGCGCCAAGACGCAGCGGGCGAGGGCCAAGACCAAGGCCAAGGGCTCGCCCACCCGCAAGTCGAAGCCCGCCAAGGGAAAGGCCCCGAAGCGGAAGAAGGCGACCGCCAAGAAGGCCAAGTCGCCCAGGAAGGCCAAGCCGGTCCGGACTCGAAAGGGGAAGCCATCATGACCGACCACGCCCGGGGTGCCGTCCTCGAGAGCATCCGCCGCGACGCCGACGTGCTGAAGATCGGGACCGACGACATCGACCTCGTCTGGCAGATGGGCCTCGTCGCGTTCCGCATCTGTCGCCAGCGCGGCGCGGACTTCCCATACGACATCGAAGCGATCGAGGCCGAGCCGGTCGAGGACGCGGAGCGGCCGGCCGCTTCGGGTGTCTCCGAGCGCGGGCTCGTCTACGACGGGCGCCAGAAGTACGCGGTCGAACGGCGACCCGACGGCCAGGTGTCTTGCACGGTGTGGCCGATCGGCTGCGCTCCTCTGGACCTGGATCCGAGGTTGGACCTATTGGTCGGGCCCGAGATGTCGGTCACGCCCGGAAATGAGTTCGACTTCGGGGTGTCTAACCACAAGTCGACGTTCCTGGCGTTCGGCATCCTCGCCAGCGCTCTAGGGGTCGACGTCGTCAAGGGCTCCAGATCGCACATTCGCTTCCGCGACCAGATCCTCGTCCGCATTCCCGCCTGGCTTCTGTCGTGGTCGATTGCCGGCTACCAGATCGAGGACTGGTGGTGGGCGGACCGCCACCAGTCACTCGGCATCATCAGCGGGCTCGGCCCCTGCGATCCGGTCGCTGGCGCCATTCCGAGGGCCGACCGGAGGTCGCGATGAACGTCCGTCAGCTGCTCCTGGCGCTCTCCGAGCTGGACGGCGCCGGCGAGGAGCCGGTCGTCATCCGGCGCACCGACACCGACGAGGAGGAGCCGCTCGTCGCCGTCGACCTCTACGACACCGACGGCCGGGTCCGCTTCGTGCTCCAGGGGCCGAAGCCGCCCTGGCTCGAGGAGGACCAGGACGATCCGCTCTCCGCGGCCGAGTACCGCGTCGAGCTCGGCTGGACCGCGCTCACCGAGGCTCTGGCGGCGTTCGAGGGCAGCGGCATGCCGTGCCCGAGCATCACTCGGCGCGCTGTCGGCGCCTTGCACGCTCTCTACCTTGCCGGCGTCGCCCACCACGCGACCCCCGTCCTCGAGCTAATGTGCGGTGCCGTCGACGAGGTCCTCGAGGCCCAGCGGCCCCGGAGGCGACATGACGACCCTCAGTAGGCAGGAGGTCGCCGAGACGTTGCGCCGGCTGTCTCGCAACCCAGGACCCGTCAAGCCGGCGATCGTGCGCTCCCTGATCGACCACGTTCCCGAGTTCCGCGACGAGCTCGAGGCAATCGCCCGTCGACTGGAGGAACCCTTCACCTTTGCCGGCCCGCCGAACTGTGGCGGCTCCCTCGCGACACTGGCGCGGAGGGTTGCGGCGGATGCCCCCAGGTGAGCGAGGTCGTCCAGCGGTACGTCGACATGATCCTGGCCCCTCTCCCGTGGCCCTGGGATTTTCTCGTCCTGCTCGGAGGCGCTGTTCTCGCGGCCTTCCTTCTAGTGAGGGGGCTATCGACTCTCATCGCGCCGTTTCTGCCACCCGAGCCGCGTCTCCTCTGCCTCCAGTGCGGCCTCGAGGGCGTCCGCGCGGAGTTCATGGAGCACGATCCAGACTGGTGGAACGACCAGGACGAGAGCGTCGAGTGTCCCCGCTGCGGCATGGACGTCGCGTTCCCATGACGGCATCCTCTCGAACCGACCGAGGCTCATGAAGGTCTGGCGCCTGGAGCTCGAGTGCGGCCACCGGGCGATCCGACACCGGACCGGTGACCGGACGGCTCCCCGCCGCGTCCGCTGTGACCTGTG